TGTGCCGGCCTCAACAGCGGTCTTCTCGAACTTAACCTCAACCTGAGGAATGTTTCCAGTGATCTCGAAAGCGGAAAGGATCTGAGCAACACCTTTATCTTGGTCAGCGAAAGCCCAATCTGTACCACCACTAAGGCGCTCAGATGAGGTTCCGGTGAACGTAGTGTCGAGCAACTGATAACCGAGTTCATCACCCGGTAACGTGCCACTATATACATCCGCTGCTGGAGTTTCACCCCCAGGCTGTGTTACAACACCAGGACCAGTTCCAGTTGTTGCATTGCTTCCGTCGATACCAGCTCCCAATTGCTGGGACTGATAAGCATAACGAAGAGCAAATGCAAGTCCAACAGGACCAGACATAGGCTGAACACCAACGATTTCATTAGTGATAAGCTCAGGGAACGTACGACGAATCATAGGGATAAGTACTTTAGGAAGACGGGCATCACCATTAGCGTATGTATCACCGGAACCGATATTTTCGGCTCCCGCGTTAGGACCATAAATGGTTCCCATAGTAGCACCGCTACCAAGAGATCCACCGGATCCTGCTGTATTGGCTTCCTCGATACACCACTTCTCCTGGTTTTCCAAAAGAATAGCGGTGTTTAAACGAGTGTGATCGTCTTCAATAGCCTTAACACTGTCGGAAGAGTATTCAAGAACAGGTGCCCACTTCTCAAGAAGTGTATCTGCTCTATCTCTATCGATAAATGATTGTGGTTTATTCATAATAAGACGTTTCCTTTCATTTTACCTCATGGACTTAGCATTTCGAACTAGTCCAAGTTACTCAGGTGACTAGCACCTCATTGTTCAGGGTTGAAATTATTTATGAGACCTTTCTAACTCCGCTAAATACGGGTTATATGGCTTCTGTTCCTTCTTCTCTGAAATTGGTTGTACGGGAGCATCAGTCTTAACTCTACGCTTCTTATATGCTTCCTCTTTAATTACTGTAAGTCTTTCTTTTTCTTTTTTATCAAACAACTTTGCTGTATATTCAAAGTTTTCTTTAATAAACTTTGGCGACTTATCACTTAAGATCTTACGTAAGTAGGCTTTTTTACTCTCAGGTAGATTTGCTGTTTTGGTTTCTAACAATAATGTAGCATTTTGCTTACTATACGCTTCTTTAAGAAAGTTATTTTCTTTGGCTAACTTATTAACTTTATCTGTTAATTCATCAATTTGCTCTTTACCATCCATCACAGCTTCTTTAACAGACTCACTCATGAGCGTAGAGTCTACCGCGAGAACCTTTCTTAAATTACTGAGAACCTCTCTTGCGGTTCTATTCTTTGTAGCTTCTTCAATTGCCTGCGTGGGTACTGATTCTTCAAGGTATTCTTCTAAGTAATCAGAGATACTCTCTACTAAAGTATCTTTAAACTGGCTAGCACGACCTGTTAATTCATTTTCATAACGCTTTACAACTTTAATAAGTTTATTTGCATTATTATGATCTACAGCTTCAACCACTCTTTTAAGCTTATCTGTGTGATCTTTATCAATTGCACTTACTAAATCTTGGAGCTTTTCAGCATAAAGCTCATCTTGATTAGTTAATGCTGATTCTACAGATAATTGAATCTTTTCTTCGATAGCAGTTTCAATAGCTTTAACCGACTCTTCGGTTAGCACCTCTTCTGCTTGTTCGGGTAATGCTTGTTTCTTGCTCATGATTTAAAATAATGGTTTTTCAGTTGCGTCGTTAATTTTTTTTGTTATTTTGTCCTCAACGACACTCTTTAAATATTTATGTGCCTTAGCATAATTTTTAGTAGAAATATGCTCAATAAACTTTGCTATTTTTTGTTTTTGTTTAGACATATTAATATTTATTAGATCGACTTAATAAAGCTAAGAATTCTGTCACGTAAAAAGGTATCTATTTCCTTTTTTGGTAACCTTTGCAGTGATTTTTCGAAATTTTCATAAACTTCTTCATACTTATTATCATCTACTAGTACCCATTGTTTAGATTCTAATATACCATTAACAAAAGCTTTTGGGTAGGAAGGGTCAGCTACACAGTCAATTGCTACTAACTTCATATTTTTAACAACATTATGCTCAGATCCTTCTTCTAATGTTCCAAGTGCACGAGATGACATACCTACTTTTACTCCATCGTTAACTAGTGATCTAACAATTTGACCACAAGGTGTAGATAAAACTTTTGACTTGCCATAAAAAACGTTACCATCTTGAGTTAGCTCGGTTACCATGTGACATGCTCTTTCTAGATCAACATCAGCAGTAGTAGGGTGATTTAGCTCTCCCATGGCTCTTCCCGGTACAACCATTTCCTCATTATAACGCTTAGCTTCTCTTACTAATTCATCTAAAGGATACATCCGATTATTGCGATTTACTCCCTCGGCCATCATATAAGGGCCTTTTATATATAAATTTGACGGGGAGTTCCTATCTACTTCTTCCTCAATGTATTCGAACTCATCATTTATATCAGGTTTTTCAACAACCAAGTTAAGTTTTAACGACATGTAATTATTTATTCATTTGTTATAAATTAGCTCTCTTTCTGTTAAAATAATAAACTCACAGCCGATTTTTTTACTATACTCCCGCGCTGCCTCCCACTTTGCTTGATTTATAACATACGCTCTTTGTTCATATAACAGGTGTCGCCTCTTTCGATATTTGGTGGTTGGGGGCTTAGTTTGTTTTGAAGGTTTTATTTCTACGAGATATTTTTTTAAGTTTGTACCTTCTAATATTTCTATATAGTTATCGACAAAATATCTATGTGCTTTATGATCTAAAGGACTAATATATGGTACAACTACATTCTCACTTCCCCATTTTTTAACATTAGGATTCTTATCGCAAAATCTAAAAAATTTTAACTCAAGCCCGGACCTATAAACGGCTTTACTCCCAATAAATTTATCGGGATTATTTGGAGTAAAAATACCCTGTCTCCATTTACTCATCCTACAAAGAATAGTGGAGGGTCTGCATCTCCTAACCCTGGTGCTGAACCAGCAAGTAACTTTTCTTCTAATTCAGCTTTTCTTGCTTCGCCTTTTTCTAGCATATCATAATTTAATGCACCGCCTCCTAGCAAGGCAACATTACCAAACTTACCTCGTACACGCCCTATAGTTATCATAGATAACGCTAGAGCGTATTCATAAATCCACTGCTCCATAATTACAGATCTAATAGGTTGTTCTAGATAACACCCTAACACACCGTAAAATCTATCTCCACCAGGCTGAGGATACATTTGCATGTATTGTGTTCTCGGATCAAATTTTATATCACGTCGTATAGCTAGCATTTTTTCCCGGGTATCTATCCACTCTTTTAATGTATACCAAGAAACAAGATCAAAGCCATAGTTACCTAATGCATAACTAAAATATGTTTGCTGCGCTAACGTTTGTTCTAATGTAAACAATGTATTGATACCGGTAGTAGAACCTTCTTCAAAATCAATAACATCAACAACTTTTCTATAATCCATTATATCATAGTCATATACATTTTGATAAAATACTGCATCAGATGCAGATCCTTCGAAAGTAAGTGTATTACGCTGGTTTTCAGTAAAAGAAGAACTAAGTCCTAACACACTCAGTGAGAGTTGTGGTCTTTCTAATTCATCATAAGCAGTAATTTGTGAATATATTGAATCATCAAATAATTCGAACTGAGCTATGCCTCCACCGGCAGAAGGAGAAGCAAACGTCGCTGATAAAGCTGAAGAAGAAACAAAATCTGAAGAAAGTATTGATGACGTACATACAAATATAGACTCCGGAGTACTGCCATAAAATTCCGGACCAGGTCCTAAGGGATTAGTTCCAGCTGTTTTTTGTGCATTTGTATCTAAGTCGGTATTTGCTAAAGTATATAATAAATCTAATCGAATACCTTTATTGGTTTCGTACATTGCCGAATCAAAAATTAAGTATTCTCTTGTATAACCAGCATACTTTGTAAAATATTCAACCGCTATTTGAATGTTTTCGCGAAGTTGATCTGTATGTATTTCTAAGCTAACTAATGGGTAACCTAACGATCTTTTTATTCTATCACCGAGTCTATCGTAAGTTTCAATTTTACTATTTAAATTTGTCGATAAGAAAGCTGAAAGAGGTTGAATATTGCATGCAAGTGCCATAAAAATATTTATTCGCGAATAAATAATTTATATGTCAGCAGAAACAAATTACCCAACATCCAATACAGGGAGTGAATATTTTAATTTAAATGAATGTCATTCATTTGAATGTACACACGGTGGAACTGCTATTTTCCCGCTGTCAACTCAACCAGCTTCACAAGTAACAATTTATAATTTAACGACAGTAGATCTTTATATATATGATAAAAATTCGCGACGTCCCGGGACCACACCAGATGATAATAAACGTATATTAATTAAAGCTGCAGCTGCAGCTACACCGTTACAAGGTATTACGTTTATGGGACTTACAAATGCTGATGAAATTTCAGCTAAACACGCCTCAGCAGTTGCCGTAGCTAATCCGCTCTATTACAGAACTCAGTTCTTTAGCAACAACCCGTCGCGTTAAACTTCAGCGGTCTCTTCTGCATCAACTTCGGTTTCAGCAGCTACCTCAACTTCTTCCCCACCTACGTCAGCAGGTCCGCCTCCGAACTCAGGTATATCACCAGCGCCCATTGCGCCTCCACCAACACCTCCGCCTTCGCCGCCAACAGCCGCATCTGCTTCACCAACTTCACCCGCAATTGCCATCTCTTTCCACGCCGGGCCAGCGGCTTGAATCTGGCCAAGCTCCCACGTAAGCTCAGCATCTTTTCTAAGAAATTCTCTATTAGCTAATATGTCTCTATCCTTCCATCCAAGATATTTTTTCTGTGCATATGTAGCAGAAACAAATTCACTACTAGCTAAATCATTATAGTTTCTTTGCTTTAATTCAAGTCTTTGATTTTCTCTAAGCTCATAAAAATTAGTTGGAACATTAAACTCAACTTCAAGATTCTGTTCGTTAAGTTCCAATTTTTCAAATATACCCATTAGTGTTAAATGGGTAATAAATCCTTTTTTGAGACCAGCTGCAAATCTTTGTTGCTGCCTCATAACAAATCTTGCAAATTTTAATTCTTCGCGAAGAATTGTTGACCCATCTGCTGATGCTTGGTCGGTAGGGTCTAATCTTGTTGATGGTACTTTAAGAGACCTATATAGTTTCTTAATAAAATACATTAAGTCTGCTAACTCACCTAAGTTATCACCACCGGGTAGCTGTGTAACTGATGTACCTTCAGATCCTTGTCTCTTAGCAAACCAAAAAGCATCGAGCATTGATTGTGGATTAAACTTTTTAACAACATCATTCTGATCTAAATCAAACGTTTTTCTTGACCAATAATTCTGTATAAGCTTTTTAAGGTAAGCCTCAGCTTTTGGTGGTGGCATATTACCGACATCTACATTAAAGACTAGTCTTTCAGGTGCTCTAACTAAACGGTAAATAACAATTGCATCCTCAATTAATGATAACTGTCTATATGGACGTCTAGCATTTTCTAAAAACGGTATAACGAAGTTTTTTGTTTCATTGTATACACCAGAATTAACATACATAATCTGGTTTTGATCCATAGGAATAAATTCAATCTTTTCTACCTTATTAGGTTGATGAGGACTAAAAATAGGTTTTCTATATATATACCCCTTAACGAGCATATTTTGTATATTGTTATATACCGGGTCAATAATTTCAGCTGGGAGATTAATAACACCTAAAACACCATCTTCAACGTAACCGTCGTGAATTATCTGTTCAAAAAATACTTCACCCTCAACTAATAGCTGTCTAAAATATTGCCATCCTTTATTTTTAAGATCATAATACTCTACATATCTATGAAATTGTTTATCAACTTCTTCTTTTTGATCAATAGTAAGATCAATATCTTTAAAATGCAGATGTGTAATCCATCCGGATTCATCCGGGTTAATTGTTTCATCACAAATTTCATCTAAAGCATCTGCTACTTCAGAATACGCTGCCATTATACGATAATCTCTTAATCTACCTTGCTTATCATCTTGAATATTAGCGTACATTACATCGCCAAAAGAAGAGTCTTTAGCGAAGTCGCCTATAGGTATATTATTATAAGGATTTGAAGATGAAATAGAAGCCTTAGCAAGTGCTTCCGCTCTTCTCATACCCGCTTTTTTAAAAATTTTATATTTTGGATTTAGTTGATCATTTTCACCTCTACCGTCTGTTGCATATGGCAGTCGATTTTGAATATATTGAATTAAATTTCTACCAAATGTAGAAGCACGTCCATCGTTCGTGACATACGAACGATTTTGATTTGAGCTAGTTGATGATCCGGTTCCAGGCATCTTGTATATATTTATGCTAAGTGTATGATAGAGCTAGTGGCTTGGTATGAGGTTGCCCACCCAGCTTCATTTCCTGTTACTAAAGTAAAGTTTCCATGACCGCTTAAAGTGTTAGCTGGAAAATAAAAACTTACAATATTATCATTTGCTATAGTAAAATACGTATTTGTAAGCTTAAATCCGCTTATTGTGGGTACAGTTGTATCGCCCGACGTAATAGCTTCATAATTAGAAAAGAACCCATCAATACCATCTACATTATTAGTGTTTTCAGCACTTAAGTAAAAACTATTATTATAATCAAATCTTTTCCCGTAAAGTAAAAACCCGTTATTAACACTTGATAGAATAGGTACTTCATTTCTCATCTCAACAGCTTCACCCGTTGCAGTATAAAATATATTTGTAAATTCTGGTCGCCCTGATACAGTAACCATTTCAGAATAATTTGTGGGTACGGTATCATTATACCCGGATAAAGCACCATATCCTTGTTGTTCGTAGCTTAGATTATCTACAACCTCTGTTCTATCTAGAGGATTATATAATCGATTACGTAGATCAACTGCTACAAAATTACTATCTACTTTATAAATTGTACCCTGTGTATCTTTTTGTTCCGGGAAGAGCCAACCTTTAATTGTAAACGTAGTGTCTACAGTAATTCTAAATTTATCACTATAGGTTGTATCTGTTGGAGTATTATAATCGAGCTGCCCTGACCATAAAACTTCGCTTCTAATTTCTTGATCGTATTCAGTGCCGAAATCTTTTGGAACGGGCCAGGATAAAATTATATAGGGATTATTATAAGGCGCAAAGTTTGATACAATTTGATCGACATCTTCCATGTACCTAGCCAAGATTGACATATTTACTTCTAAATTAACCGGCACAGGCATTAAAAATTTAGAAACGCTTTTCGGTTCATCATCAAACGAAGAAGCAATATACGAAGGAGCTAGTTTATTAAATACTCTATCATTATCTCTTGTAATACTGGTTAAATTAACAGCTACAGCAGGTAGAGTAATATTCTGCGCCTTGTTAATAATATCATACATTACCCTGTGCTTTGGGGCAAACACATATCTAACCTCTATATTTGATTTTGCAGTTCTATCTTTATTCCATCGACTTATAACTACATCATCAAACGCTGCAATAAACTGCGTTAAAAGGTTTTTAATTTCAAAATGAAATGCTCTTTTTTTCATTCGTATATATATTTATTACATAAACCTGTTGATGAAATATTTTGGTAATTTATGTGTGTTGTTTACTACACTTTCGGCAATAGCTCCATCTAATATATATGTTTTACAATGATCCTTTTTTGATCTAACCCCTCTACCGCAAGACTGTATTAAAGAACATAACATTTTATTTGTATACCAATTAAAGTCGTCACTCATGAGCCTTTCTATTCTTTTATCTTTTGTAGGTAGATATGGCGCTTTGACAATAATTTGAAATCTAGCTAAATCATCTTTTAAATCTACACCATGTGACATTGACGGTGATATTAGTACGGTTGGTGCTTTTGTTGTTGAGTGTCGTTCTAATATTTCTTCATTACGTACCCCAGGCTCTCTAATTAAAAATCTGGAATCATTTAATCTATTAGATAAAAACGATGTAATTGTATTGTTATGCGTATGTATTATACCTTTCTCATCTTTATGATGCATACAAATCTGTTTTATTTGTTCAACAACTTTTGGTAAATTACGTTTTAAATTATGGTAGTTTAATTTAAGTTTTGTATTACACATGATAGGTGAATTACTCGGGTCAAAAGTAGACTCTGCTTCCACATATTTAAATTTTTTAATACCTAAACTTTTGCAAAAATTTTCTGGATCAATAATAGTAGCAGACATTAATACAACTTTATCAGCGTATTTAAATAAATGATTAGAAAGATTATTAACTTTTAACGGCATAAAGGTAATACCATCGCGACTAGTTTCAAATAGATATTCACTTTCATTCCACGTTTCAATAATTAACGAAAGCTTAGAATGTAAATTACGTAGACTAACAATTTGCTTTCTAATCTCGACTAAAAATTTTTCGTTATTACTATTATTTGTATTAATAACATCGCGAAGATCTTCAATTCTATCGCTTAAATCTAGTAGTAAATTATTAATCCACTTTATTACATTTGTGTTATTTTTTGAATAAAATGGCCTTACTTCTACATCCATTCTATCTAACATTTCGAAATTTATTGTACAAGAAAATTCTTTTACTAGTTGATCCTCTAATTCTGCAGCTTCGTCGCAAATTAAATATTGTCTCTTTTTAACATGATTCGGTAAAGAAAAAAACATATTATAATTTAACGCTGCAAATTTACTTGTTAATGCATCTCTACGATCATTATGATATGGGCACTTATGCCTTCTTCTGTGATCTTCTAGTATGTTTTTAGGCATAATTAATGACTCCATCTCGACATCAATATTTGTGTCAATTGTACTCATATAATTACTTTTACCTTTTAATATTGTAGTACCTTCAAATAAATTTTCATATTGATCTTGTAGCGCTTTTGTAATAGTTAATGCGAATGCACCAGCATAGTCTTGCTCCTCGCACTCATCTTCATGAGTGTAATACCCGGTTTGATCAATTTTAAATGCAGTATACGATGTTACAAGATCTTTAAAATCTTGTGAAGGTTCATCTGAAGCATTAGCTAAAGTTTTAGATATAAAGCTCTTACCAGAGCCTGTAGGCGCGTTACACACTACAAATTTATATCCATCTTCAAAAGCTTGATCTATATTTTTTAATAACTTTACCTGAGAAGAATTTGGAGTATATCCTTTCGGGAAGTTTTCTAACAATGCGCCTACCACACCTAATTATACCATAGGCTCTTCAGAAGGCCATATATAGACCAGATTGTTATATAGCTTAGATTTTGATGAAGTATCTAAACACTTAACTTTATTAATTTGACCACTCGGTACAAAGGAACTTAAGTGATAATTTAGTACTGCTTCTGTTCCGTTTTGTTCAGTGTGTATTTTAAATGGGTATGGTATTTCGTAATTCTTAATTGACCCTTTATACTCTAAAGATAAATTTATATGATATTGTTTAATTTGAAATATTTTTAATCGGCCTCTCTTAAGAATTTTCTTATCGGTTCTTATGATAATATCTCTTAATAAAAAGGGCTTTAAATATTCTACAACATTTTCTAGACAAGCATTCATGAATTCATAAAATCAAATTTTTGTTTTGATGACATTGGATATATATTTTCATTAAAGTATATCCAAAAATCTTCGTTAGCAGGTATCTCCTGTATTAAATCACACTGGTACATATTTATATTTCTATAATCCTGCATTAAAATATCCCAAGCAACGGTTAAATCATCTGGTCCTAAGTAAGCTTTAGGTGGTCCCTTTGGGGCAAAGTAATTAAGAGATATTCTACCATTTACAGAGTTTAATAACCCTACAGCATTTGTACAGAGCATTCGTCTCGTAGGGGCTAGACCTGGTTTTTGTATCCTACGAGGAAATCTTACCTCACATACGTTAGTTTGTAAGAGTGGATCAAGAGTCGCTTTTTGGACTATCATCTTTCTTTTTACAAATTCCAAACATTCTTTCTTCGTTCAAGAATACCCCGGTTTTAACTTTACCTCTACCGGTAATAGATACACCGTTTATAGTAACTCCCATGTTGTTTGGAAAAACAACAACATCGCCTTCTTTTGCGTATTTAGCATCAGGTCCTGCTAAAATTACTTTGCCCTTTCTCCAGGCCTTATTAAGGGCGTTTGTTGGAATTAGAATTCCATTACGTTCTACTTCACCTTCTTGTGTTTCATCTACATATTCAATTAATAGAATATCATCAAAAATAAAACTCAACTCATAATCATCTATACCAAAATCACCTTTTTCTGGTTTAGATAAATCAATTAAGCTTTTTGTAGGTGCCAAATTATCAATACTTGCCATTGCCATACAGCTATTTACTAACATTATATTTTAAATCAATGATACATTAGCTATACTGAACATTTTGCTCTTTTTCTCGCTTATCTAACTTGTAGTTTTTTCTAAGCTTATTATTACAAATAATAGCTTCATTAAGTAAAGAAAATGTTTTTGCAAAATCATTAAATGCTGCTGTGTCTTTCGGAAAGCATGCACCGCCATATCCACGTTTATTATCAAATCCTGGTACTGTGGTATGAGAGTGTGTGATACGAGGATCAGATCCTAACGCACTAATAATTGTATTATAATTAGCTCCATGTTTTTTTGCTATATCGTACATTTGATTAAAGAATGTAACTTTGGTAGCCAAAAAAGTATTAATACCGTATTTAACAAATGATGCTTCAGCAGCTGACATATGAAAAACAGGACAAGGTCGACATATACTAAATTCGTTGTATATTTCTTCAAGCTCTTGCGTGTTATGACTAGCACCGCCTAAGACAAGCATAAACTGATTTACAAAATCTTCATTAGCATTTTTTTCAGTTAAAAATTCCGGATTATAAACAAAATCTTTAAACTTACTTGATAACCTATCTGTAATATCAGGTGTAACTGTTGATTTGAGAACAATTAATGCATTAGTAAAATCATTAACTTCTGTACAACACTGCTCTACTATTGATGCGTCAATACTACCATCGTTACTCATAGGCGTTGGTGCGCATATAAACACAACATCAGGATTAAACGACAATAAATCTTCACATGTAGTATTATAATTTGGATCTATTAACTTTTTTTTGACCCTATTACTAAACCCATAATCAACAGCTTTACCAACAAAGCCGTGACCTACGATTCCAACTTTAAGATCCATTTTTAACAATTAGTTTTAATCCAATCTTCAACAGCAATAGTAGGCTCCCACCCGAGTAATTTTTTTGCTGATGTAATATTAGCTAACGTTTCACGTGCTTCACCGTCTCTTGCAGGTAAAAATACATACTCCCCACCAATCATTTTTGCAATTTCTAAAACACTATTATTTGTGCCAGTTCCAATATTTATTACCTTTCCAACAGGCTCTTTATTATCAATATTAGCTGCAAGTATATTTGCATTAACAACATCTGTTACATTGACGAAGTCACGAGTTTGCAACCCGTCGCCGACAATAGTCATTTTTTCACCATTATGTTTTTGTCTGTTAAAAATACCGATAACCGGAGCATATTGACCTTGCATCGGCTGTCTATCACCGTAAACATTAAAATATCTAAAAACAACAGTCTCGAGACCAAATAAATCTGTATACATTTTACAAAGCTTTTCACCCGCTACTTTTGTTACAGAATATGGATTTAAGCAATCTTCGGGCATTGTTTCAGCTAATGGTATTTTATTTTTTAGGCCATATGCTGAAGAAGTAGAACTATACACCACACGCTTTACACCAGCTTCTTTTGCGCACTGTAAAACGGTACATGTACCAGCAACGTTTGTTAAAGTAGCTAGTATAGGGTTTTCTAATGTTGGTTGTATTCGTGATTCTGCAGCTAAATGAAAAACGCATTCTACACCATCATACAAATGTCTTGTATGTTTATAGTCTGAAACATTTAATAGATGCTTTTCAGCGCGTTCATTATAATAAAATTGTTCATTCGAATCTGCAGATTCATTATCAATGATGATAACTTTATCATACAAATCTACTAATTGATCAACAAGATTTGAACCAATAAATCCTGCACCGCCTGTTACAATTACCTTACTCATAATTTTTAATATACATTTTAATTTCACGTATAGACATATTACGATTTTTTGCTATCGCTTTTAAATCAATATCTTCTTCGTCTTTTTTCTTTTTCTTTATATACGAAATTTTCTTCCACTTTAAACGTGGTATTAAGTGATAATATAGTTTATATGTTTCTTGCTTATCATCAAAAATATTCCCAAACTTATTAAGTGTTTCATTAGCAAACACACACATACTCGGATTGTAAAAAGATAACCACCTGTTAAAAAGGAACGGTACAAACGCTTGCTCTCCTTCTGTATCTAGGTCACCTGCGTTGTCTTTTTTTGAGTAAAATAATTTATTTTGTAGTTGGAAAAAATTCATACAATAACTTTTGTAGTTGCAACAAATTGATCAGCAACTTCAGCATTAAAATATTCAACAACAGCATTAATAAAATAATTTGCTGCTTTCTTATCTAAGTTAGAAGAATAAGCAAATCCTGGTGCCTTATCACCTGCTACAATATTAATACCGGTATGGCCTAAAGCAACACCATCTTTAGAGTAAGTAATCGATACACTCACTTTACCAGACTTACGCACTTTTTCATCACTACCAACAAACTCATCCTGCACCATAAGATCATCTCCTTCGACAATAATAGGCTTGCTAATAATACCAGCTAGTATATTTGCTACCGCTGTATTAAACAAGCGTTGAAATGATACAGCGCCCAGTGGATCTAAGTTAGGAATTTCCCAACAAAAATTAATAGCATCTTGACTATGAATAAAGTCATCACTTAAAGTATCTTCAAGATCGATAAGCGCATCCTTTACGTACATCGGCGCTCTAAACGCAACAATATTACCATATGGTGATACTTCTTTTCGAAAATGCTCATAAGCGAATCGCCTATGAATTAAATTACCGTCGTAAACGCCCTGCTTAATAACCATACTATAGTATATACTATGTTTGATTATCTTCAAGCTGCGACTTTATCCATTTATACGTTTTTTCTATACCTTTAGATAATGGATAATTTGGTGCCCATCCAATTTTTTCTTTAATGAGTTTGTTATCTGAGTTTCTACCAGCGACTCCTAGAGGTCCATCAATATGCTTTTTAGTTATATTTTTACCTTCAACGCTACTGGCAATATCTACTAGCTGATTAATTGTAACCATCTCATCGGAACCAATATTAACTGGCTCACTAAATTCTGATTCCATTATACGTCTTATACCCTCAACACATTCATCAATATATAAAAAGCTTCTTGTTTGTTCTCCGGATCCCCAGATTTCAACTTCACCGTTAGACTGAATTACTTTTCTACAGATAGCCGCAGGAGCCTTTTCTCTACCACCTTCCCACGTGCCTAGTGGGCCAAAGATATTATGAAAACGAGCAACTCTAACAGGTATATCATAGTTTCTATTATACGCTAAATATAATCTTTCACTAAAAAGTTTTTCCCATCCGTACTCTGAATCTGGATCAGCTGGGTATGCAGAAGATTCTTCACAGTTAGGATTTTCTGGATCTAACTGATTATGCTCCGGATACATACAAGCGCTGCTACTGTAGAATATTTTTGTCTTATTAAGACCTTTATACTCATTATATTGTTTTACAGCATTCAAAATATTAAGATTAATAGTAGCAGAGTTATGCATAATATCTGCGTCATTATCCCCCGTAAAAATAAACCCCGCACCACCCATATCTGCCGCTAACTGATAAATTTCATCGAATGGTTCCTTATACTGTTCCGGAACTCCTTTATAAAAATTACCCATTTTACCGTCAAATCGAATAACTTTATTACAGTTATTCGCGCTTCGTAAATCGCCTACATTACCATATATAAATTCATCCGCGTTTGTTTTACTAAATTCCGGATACTTTAAGTCAACGCCCCTTACCCAGTATCCTTCGTCCTTCAGTCGATTAACTAAGTGGTTTCCAATAAAACCACCAGCTCCTAAAACTAATGCTGTTTTTTGTGTACTCATTATTGCCAATATTGATATATTCCTTCTGTTAGTTCGTATTCTATATTTTTAACTCGTCTTTTAGGCTGATCGATTGCCCAAATAAACAAGCTCTCTATAAGTTCTTCGAGATCTGTCTCATCTTTAAAATTTAGCATATCTTTTGCTTTTGTATGATCACAATAAGCATGCTTTACTTCATGTCTAGGTTCACCGTGTTCAATAGAAGTTATGTATCCGTGCTTTTTACCGATACGTTGTACTGTTTTTGCAACTTCATTTAAGGTGAAATATTTATCCGCACCAATGTTAAAAAGCTCGCCATCAAATTCATCTGTTAAAAGAAGTTCAAACGGGTCTGTATAATACTTGATATCTGAAAACGCTCGTGTTTGCTCACCATCACCATAAACTAAAATAGGCTCATCGTTAAGTGTTTTGCGAATAAAAATACCTATAACATTTCTATATCTATCCCAAATATTTTGATATATTCCGAGAACGTTATGCGGTCGTATTATGTTATAACGTAAACCAAACTGTGTATGCGCTGTTATAATATCCATTTCTACAGCATATTTTGCCACACCGTAGGGATCAATTGGTACTTGCCTGAGATTTTCTGTAAAGGGTGGAGCTTGTTTACCGTAAACAGCCATAGACGAGGTAAAGACTAATTTACTTTTATATCTAATGCACTCATTAATTATATTAACAGAAGCTAAAACATTATTTGTATAATTAAAGTTTCTTATAAATGGAGATAAACCTTCTGCTGCATATGCAGCGAAATGATATACAACGTCAGGAGTATATTTTGCAAATATATTCTTTATTTCTTGTATGTCTTTTTCTAAATTTAATTTATAAAATTTAAAATTGTCATCTTTTGGAAGAAAATCTTTATAACCTCCAAAAAAATTATCTATACCAATAACCTTATGACCCTTACTAAGTAGGTGTCTTGATACATGGCTTCCTAATAGCCCAGCTACTCCGGTAATGACAATATGCATATGAATAGTTATTTATATGTTATCTTTTATCACGGTGAGTATGTGATTAGCTCGAGCTTCAGTAGTGCCTATGTTATATAACCACTCTCTCTGTCGGTTAAGATAGAACATATATTCATCAGTAGGTTTGTTATTAACTACTAATCGATTAATTATTTCGGTTAATTCTTCTTTTGAAGAATATGATAAACAAGGTATGCATTGAGGTGAGCATGCAGCCGGCTTTAGATTATAATCTCTAAACAGCAAAACCGATCCTGCGGCTATTATTTCATAATGTCTTAAACAATCCCACCCGCCTTTTCTACATGTTAGCCCAAACCACGATTTATGTAAATCATTATAATATTCATTTTCATCTGTAAAGGAATGGTGTGCAAAGGTATTATCACCAAAATTTCTTACCGGGGAAAATGCTGCGTAGTCAGGCGCGGTTTTTTGATAAACTTGTTCTTTTTTAGTTAAATCAATATCCATTATTCTATGTTTTGGTATACCAAACCCAGTAGTATAAACGTTTTTAAGACCAACTTCAACTAACTCCCGCTTAAAAGATCTTTGAAACTGTGTACCAATAACCTCTATCTCTCTATCCCCCTCCTTTATTTTTATCTTTCTTTGCGCATCGCCATCTAAATCATGACCATCAAGCACCCAATAGTTTCCATTCTTAGCTAAATCTTTGTATTTAGCTTCTGGCATTTCTCCACGCATGTGACCATCACCATATATCACTGCATCAAATTGATCAAGCTTTCTTTCTTCTTCTGTTAAATCTTCTATCGGCTCAGTTAATAAACTAAATCCTCTCCCATGTAACTCATCTTTAGGAGATTCAGAAAAATCATGATACATTATTTTTTTACGAGGGTAATCGATACAATTTTTACCCATAACAGATCTCAATCCATGAAGTATACTAACTTCTAGTAAATCATTTTGTGAATCTGGGTCTTTTGTCGTTATAAACAATATTCTCATAAAATCTTATGCGTATTTTTCAATAATTTCTCTACCACCCATTAAATAACTACTGCTCCATCTATTCTCTATACTTTCTGCACTAACATCAAGAGTGGAATCTTTCCAAGTTTTCCATGTACTACTAATATCTGGTCGAGCCGGTCCTAAAAATAAATCCCAGTGATAATATTTTTCTTCAGGTATGCGTTTAATAATCGTATTATTGGAATCATCATGTATATATTTTTTTAACCAATGCGGTGTGGATTGATGCCCTCCTGGTATATTGAGTGGTGATTTCCAAGTTCGATCATACGTTCCTTCATGAGATTCATAGATACACAAATCAGCTATTTTAAATCTCCACACCCAGTCTCTATCTTCCCACCCACCGTTGATAAAACGCTCATCTTGCCATCCGATCTTTCTCACTAATTCTTTTGAATGAGCACTAAATCCGATGCCACTGACCGCGGTCCACGCATGCCCACTTTCTAAAAGACCTAACATTTTTTCAACTTCCTCTGGCTTAGGAAAAGCTCTATCATTTATAAAAAAGACATACTCTGTTGGAGATGTAACTATACAGTGATTAAGCATTTGTGAATATGATGGATAGATAGCAGGGTGTCTATCTATTCTATTATTCCAAAAAACTTTATATTTTTCAGTTAACGGCTTGAGCATTTCAATTTGGTTGTCAACAACTTCTCTACTACAACCGCAATGTAAACATATTGTAAATTCTTCTATTTTCATTTTTTAGTTAATTTTACTACTATTAGACCGTCGTTATTAATATCGATAGGGTCAATAGAAGTAAATATATATCTAACTGTTATATTTTTAACACATTCTTTAAAGAATTTAATACATTCCGTATACGTGCAGTCTTGTGTATTACGACCGTGTGTAGATATAAATACGTATTCTATTTTATGAAGTAGTTTCTCGTTAGCTAATTCTTCTAATATTGAAGCTTCGGACCCTTGTATATCCATATGTAATATATCAACATGCTTTATATTATTTTCAACAAAGATATCCTTTAAATTAATTTTTGTAGTGGTAAGACCTCTGTCTTCTCCCCATGAAGGTTCTGCAGATTCACCTAGATGTTTTCGAGTTCCGCAATATCCACTATATACAATTGAACCTGGAAGAGACCCGCGAATATAATCAGCCTGTGAATCTCGGATTTCTACACATATATTTGTACTTGAAGGAAGTTCTTGGTTAAAATAAGTAGAATATTCTCCCTTTGCTGCCCCTAATTCTAGCATAACCGGTGGGTCATATATTTCTTGTGTTACACGACGGAGGCAGTGAACTCCCCGCGGCGGATCATATACTTTGTGTGCTATATCGTGAATCAGCTGTTTAATTTTAATACCTGTTATAATACGTTTAAATAGCTCAAACTGCAATGGCTCGCCTACTAATGTTTTCATCCAATCCCAAGTGTTTGGTAGACAAAAATCTGGCTCTTTTGTTGGATCGTATTCTTTCATAAGATTTATATTGTGTACTTTTGCGTATATTCATCGAAACGCCATGGTTGACCACCTGCAAAGTGTCTAAATATGGTTTTTTCTAAAGTGGTTTTATTAATATTGTATTTAGCAATGTTGAGAGTCCCAGTCTCGTCATGTAGCTGTGTTACATTCCATTCTGTAGGTAACACGTTTACATTTTCTTTAAGCTCGTCAAGAGAAAAGATTGTATGCTCTGTGGGATACGAGTGAAATCCTAAGTTATCTAAGCCATAGAATGACTCCCAGCTATGGGGCTTAATACCGGCACAAGTATAATACATCTGTTGATCAGCAATATGCCATTTACCTTTTTCATTATTATGTTCGTTAAAAAACTCGTATTGACTTACCTTGAGCCATCTTTCCCTATCAATAATAGCGTTAATGAGTTTACGTGAAAAATCATTAATTTTTAATGCAAAGAAACCAAAACAGTGTGTGTTTCCTGAATCGATTGCATATGAAAATCCTTTATCTGGCTCAAAGTGCTGATCCATCTCTTTAATGAAGACATCAGCGTCGAAATTATATAAAATATCACCGTCGTTTAATTTTTTTTCATCTAGAAGTCTTTTAAACAATAACCATCGATTAAAGTGCATGTTTTCTCGTACATCAAATTCCGGGTGTAGTATTTGTATTTTAAAATTGTCGTTATTAAGTTCTACAAATTTCATGCCATGCATTTCTGCATATTTTGCAAACCGCGGACGAATAAATTGCTCATATAATGCTTGTCTATGATCACTATATAATGCAAATGTTGTTAAAAATTTTTTCATAATAATCTAGCTTTTAGCGGATAGTCAGTACAAATGCCCTTACATAATGATTTAATATCTGGATTTAAATTATCAATACTCTTAATTACGGTTACACCTCCCTGTACATATACATTAGGGTAACACCAAATAACGCCTTTACTAGTAATAGTAAGCTTATCTTCCTCATGCCAAAACCAATGGAGATTAGTTTTGCTTAACCATTCAACTGCTTCTAAATTTTTTGCGTGAATCCAAAGACCGGGGGTTTTTAGAAAGGACTTACTAATCATTACATCTGGGCTATCATGGCCAAGATATAGTCTATTTTGTTTTAACCACAGGTCGATTTCACAATCTATATCATGCGATAGAGCTTTTTCAATTTGTTCAGGATAATTTTCATATTCATTTTTGCCTTCTAAATTACCTCTATGTGATATTATTTTCACTTGTTAAGGAAATTATTTAAATCTTCAGGGGTACCCAGCCCATACATCTTATCAATATGATAGATTTTTATTTTTTTATGATCACTTATTGCTTCATTAAAAACAGGGCAAACATAAAATTCATCATTAAATCTAATATTTTTTTCTATCATTCTTTCTGCATATTTTACGTAATCTGAGCCCCTTTTCCAGTAATATACACCGACTGTTGCAATGTCGGAGATGGGTTTTTTTTCTGCTACTTCTGTTACGAAATCATATTTATCTACTTTAGCAAAAGACCATTTTGGATGTGTTGCTGTAAAGGTTACAATACCAGCATCAGCATCTTGCTCTTTCATTTTATACATAAAATCATTTACATTCCATTCTAAAAACTGATCAGAATTAGCAATAATTAAAGGATTATTGTTATTAATTAAATCTTTTGCTAAGAGAGTAGTACATGCCGCACCTTCGGTAATACCATTAACTTCTAGAATATCACATTTTTTAGTAATTAATGGTAAAAGAGAATCTAAATTATATTTTTCTCTATGCGACCTCTGTACTAAAAAAATATGATTACTTTCGTAATTTAAATTGTCTACAACTACCTGTATCATCGGCTTACCCTTTACTTCAATTAAGGGCTTTGGAAATGAGTAACCTGCTTTTTCAAATCTACTACCTGCACCGGCCATGGGTATCAAGACGTTTAGCCTTTCATCTGACCACTTACTAGTAAGTTCGTTATTTGAAGATAGGTATTTCATAATCTTATTATAGCTTAAATCGCTCCGATTGTCAACTCTTAAAACATTTGCGCCGCTTGTATGAGCCGCTAATAAGCCTTTTGGAGAATCCTCAACTATTAAAGTTTCATTCGGGGTAACTCCGAAAGCCGTCATAGCTTTCCAATATATTGCTGGATATGGTTTAGGTTTTAAAACGTCTTCATTTGAAAGGATCAAATCAAAATAATTAGCAATATCTAGTTTAGATAATATGGTGTAAATTGTATTTCTAATTGAATTAGAACAACATGCTATCTTTATATCTTCTTTTTTAATTTTTTTAAGTATGGAAATTAATTCATTGTCTTTTTTAATTTTGCAAATTTTTTCATTGGTAAATTTTTGTTTATCATTCCATACTATATCATGCTTATCATAGGGTAGAGATTTTTCAATAGAAAGCTTTTTTAATTTTAATCGAGTACTTAGCCCGTCATAAGTAGATAGATGTTCATTTAAATTAATAGTATATTTTTCATCAATTTTTTCTAAAGCATCATTTAGTGCCTTATAGTGTATATTTTTTGCATCAATTAAAACACCATCTAAATCAAAAACTAATAATTTTTTCATGCTAACGTGGAACCGTCTCTTCTCTGTAAACAGAAACTATCACGATCTAAAAATACTACAGAGATACCATTATTATAAACATGTTCACCTAATAATTTTTCCGGACCGATTTCTTTTACCTTTTCTGTATGTTTATAACACGGAAAGACACTAGAATATATATCCATATTATGGCTGTTACCATACGCATACCAATCATTTATACCTCCACGGCCTCCAGGTCTTTCAATAAGGTGTATGTTGTTATCTATTACATAATCTATAGAAGTATTAAACAACAAGTCATATCTGCCTCGAACTACAATATCATATTTAAAATCATTTGCTTCTTCGTATTGTTTTTTTAATTCATTACTTTCGTATATTGAATTAAACATACTTTTTGCATTTTCCGGGTAGTTAGGGGGTTCAAATTTAAAACTTTTAGGTTTAAATAGGTCTATTAATTCATTTAAATTTATGTCCCCAAAATTACCGTAAATAGGAGTATGCGGATCAGTAAAATTTACATAGTCTGAATTATCATACCTATAGTATGTATGGCAAAAGACGTCTATGTTAGGATCATTCAATAAAAATTTTTTCATTGAGTCTTTAACTAAATTAAAGGATCTTATTTGACCGGAAAAACAAACTGCTATTTTCATAATAAATTCATATATTCTTTCTTATCTCCTTGGAAGTGTAATCCAAAGAATTGAACTAACTCATCGTTATAATTAGTACCGAAAATTTGGTTATCAATCTTGCGCAATCTCTTTATATCGCCCTTCATTTCATATTCATCCGGTATATTATTTTGTGGCATGCCAATACCTCTATCGAAAGCACCTCCGTTAATATTATACAGATTTTTACTGCCTTTATACCAATGATACATTACTGTCATATCACATATACCGCCGCCAGTTTGCGTTTCCATATGCCATTCCCATTTAGGTAAAAGAATATCAATGTTATTTGTATATATGTCAATAATAAAGTTACAAAAATCTTCTAGACCGTCTTTCGTCCATATTGAAAAATGCGCGCAAGTAACATCTTCGAATTTGTCTTGCTGCTCTGGTTTGCATGCTACACATTTTTCTGTATCTAATATTTTTTCAAAATCTAAAGGTGTTAAAAAGATTGCATCAGAATCACAATACAAAAACTTATCAATATTATTTTCCTTTACATATTCTAGTATTTTAAAAAAGCGAATAAAGCATAACCGTTCAAACATATCTGCATTATAACACATATGTTTATAGACGTTATTAAACTCCGGGCAATCTGTTCCTTTAATAATAATTAAATCCTTAAATATTTTTTTGTTGAGCTCTAAACTCTTTTCTAAATACGGTACAGTGTTAGGTTGATAATAAAATAATGGGAGATCACTTTTCATCTTGTAAATGTCTTAATACGTTTTTACTAAATCCTTCCATACTAAAATATTGTTTGTAAACTTCTTTACCCCTTTCTAGCATTTTTTCTTTTTGGTCTTTTGTATAGGATTGTAGTTTGGTTTTTAAATTAGGTATATCTTTCTCCTCTACTAATACACTAAATTCATTCCAATTTATATATTTTTTAAATGGTAACCATTCTTCATCATATACAACAACAGGAATTGAACCTAATTGCATTACTTCATACAATCTAAAACTATTCTTCCCATAACCACGTGGAGCTAAACAAAATTCTGAACGTTGAGATATGTCAATAAATTCTTTTACATTATCTTGCGGTACTTCTGCTGTCCAATAACGAGGCTTTGAAAAATAAAAATCCGGATCATTTGCGTATGTTTGATATAGCTTTACTCGCCCTTGCGCGTTATTCGAAATTGATCCTACAAATGAACATAATATATCTTTATTTCGCGGGGTTATGAGCTCTTTGTTCAAGGGCGAACAAATTAAGGGCAGCGGAATACCGTTTCTATTGCCACCTGCTTCAAAGCTTAAAGTGCCTGGTGGGAGTATTTCATTTACAGCGTCATCATGTTGCGACACAGTGAAGTATTTTTTATTTTTTGGAAGATAATTCAAATAAGGTTGTAGTAGCTCTTTATTTTTACTTGTTAAATAAACGTTTGTCCAAAAAATTGGTATTAATGTAAAGCCAGTTTTGTCAAAATCACTTTTGTTTTCTATATAAAACTTATAGAAGTACTCTTCCATATAATCACCTTTATGGTAAGGTGGATATGTTGGGTAATCTGCTGGTACTCTTAAATTTTTAAAGTCAACTTTCATTTATTCTGTCCCTGACTACATCTAAAATTTTGTATTTATCATCTTTTGTACGTGTCCAGTTACCGTGATGAATAAAAATATTTTTTGGAATTGGAAATTTATTGTCGGTATTTACCCAATGACCCTTTAACCCGCCTTTACCGTCTGGTTGACCAGCGATATGACCAAAAGTAAAGTATTCATTAGGCAACATACTCCATTTAACATGAATTTGAGGAAAGTTTTGCAAGTTACGTAATAGATGATTCGTCGTTCTCTGCTCTTCTTCAAACTTTTCCAAGTTACCTCGTACAGTATTAAAGAAGGCTCGTGTCTTTTTATTGTTTTTTACGGCAAAAAAACCTGTATTTACACCACCCGGTCCATCGTTTTGAAAGACCATATCGACTGTTTCCATACGTTTAACAATATCATCATAAAAATCTCTATAAATTACAATATCCGGGTCGATAAACATAAAGATCTCATCGTTACCGCACTCTTTTAGCTTCTCGTAAAAGCAATTTGCCTTATAGTACATAGTACCATGCCATCCTTCAGTACCAAACTCTGCAGTTTCACATAGTTGTGGCCTATGGAGTATAGTGAGCTCTATGTTTTCGTTATGTTTAAACGAATCTAGTAAGTATTCATAAAGAAACTTTTTATGTGACGGTGTAAACAGTGTATACGCTTTAATTTTCATGTCGGAATAATTGGTTTTCTAGTTCAATTTCGTTAGCTAGCGGTGTCCACCACAGCACTTCCCCTGCAGATGGTCGTTTAAGAAGGACATTTTGTACAAAATGCCACCATTTACCCATTTCCGGTATGGTACTAGCAATTTTTTCATTATGTGTTTTATATCTATCATGCCCTTCCATAGACTCAGAGCTATGTTCAGGATGAAAAATAACAGGAGGTTGTTTGTTTAGTATTTTAAAATTACTGTTTAGAACACTTTTGATAAAATATACCGTATCCCAGTAAGGTTTACCTAGATACATATCCGGAAATAGATGGTTATTGGTAAGCCACCATGATTTTTGAAAGGCAAACAGGTCAAATCCATGTACACTATATGATTGAAGCTTAAGATCTTCATTTAGACTATCTAGACTATGTAAATGTACTCTAGAAGTTGGATACGACTCAATGTCTTTTTCTATTTGCTTAAAAAAAGAAGCGTTTAATACAATATCGTTGTTTAAAAATACGATAAGTTCATTGTCTGTTTTAGCTAACTCATCAATTATTTTATTTACATAAGGATATCTACCGTCTTGCTGTAACTTTAAGGTCTCAAACCCATCAAAAGCAATATTATCTTGATCATGTATAACATTATATAAAGTAACATCAGAATTTTTATCTCGACACCTGCGCAATGACTCTAAACATAAAGCTTCTCTTTTCTCTAAGTCAGCTTCCTGCTTAAAACTATTGATACCAATTGCAATTTTCATTTAATCTTATCTATAACTTGCTGTTTGGTTAAATTAGGTATACCCTGCACAGCTGTACCATGTTTTTTTATAAACATATCATACTCCTTACCTAATTTTTTATCTCTTTCACCTCCCGCGTTAATTCTAGACTCTGTCTCTGGGTGATTCATAATCAAATTATCAGAATCTTTTACATCAGGAAACCACCAAAAGCTTGGAATATAGTCTGCTTGTGCTATTCTATGTACATTTTCAACATCAAAAATATATCTAAACTTATTATCATATAAACCGGTATCTTCAATACACTTTTTTGTTTTAAATGTAAATTCATTACACATATGTGGGTAAAGATTAACAGTAACGTCTTTTGAATATTGTAATTCAAGTTTAGGTGTTCTATTTCCCGGCTCTCCTGACTCCCACGATGTACTTACAAAGCAAAAATAACCAAACTTACTGAGTTCAGCTGCTTCAATGTATTTATCAAAGATATTTGGATCCTTAATTACCATATCATCCTCTAATGTGATATAATAATCCATGTCTCTTTCCATTAAGAACCTCAAACAATCATTTCTACAAACAGAAGGGTAATAATTTTTACTATGCTGGATCCAATGAGCATCTTTATACTTGTTTTTATATTCTTTACCTCCATTAACAACAACTAGTTCATCTATACGATCCAAAGGTAATGAATCATAGAGATCTTTAAAATAATGTTCAGCATTATACGTTGTAACTCCTACACCGATCTTCATAGCGATTTAAAATAACTAATAACCTTATCAATATCATCGTATTCCTGATAAGGATTTGTCACATCAATTTTATACTTACTTTTAAATCTTTCTACTCCTTTCCGAAAATTTTCCATCCAATTACCAGTGCGAATTTTTGACTTATCATGATTATAATCCTGGTCTTCAATATAATCATTACTATTTTCTAAATCAATAAACCATCTAAACGGTGGGTGGTAGTTTTTCGTTATTGCATGCATAGTATGATCAACATGTTCCATCGCGTTAATATACTTTTCATCAAATAACCCAATATCTTCTAATACTGATCTGTGGTAATAGGAGCATGCTCCATATATGTTAAAATATAGCGATACTTTAGTACCTTTAATATCAATAATTTTACGAGGATTAGGTTTATTGTTTATTTTATTATCTTGACCGTGTAAGCAATAATTAAAATGTTTAACTTTTGTCTTTTTACTTGCATCTATATATGCCTGAAATGCATTTTTTTTAAAGACAACATCATCCTCTACTAAAAAAATATGTTCACATCCTTCCTCAAGTAAATGCTTAAATGCTCGATTTTTTGCGCGACCTACACCCTCTTTACCTGTTGTCTGTATAATAGGTGCTCGAGCATCAAAAAGAGGTCCCTTTCCATCGTTAATAACAACCACACGATCATACCACTCCTCTCTAATAGACTCTCTACACTTTTTGAAAAAGTCAGGTCTATCACATGTGATAATTCCTATACCAACGGTCCCACTCATACAAATTTATCTTTACGGAAATAGGAATCATTTACCCAAATTTCATCATCTTCAATTTTCTTCTTAAAAGTAAATCCTTGCTGCTTTAATATTTTGCGAATCTCTTCTTGTTCTTTTTGTCTAGACTTCATACCATGCATTTCGATACAAATGAGGTATATAGGTATAGACCAATCCATAGTGTTAATAACATCTAACTCACTTCCTTCAACATCAATAAAAAATAAATCAATATATTCCAGTTTTGATTCTTGTAAAATATCACTTATAGGCCGGCCTGGAACCGTATACTGGTCATTAGGTTTCCAGAGAATATCATCATGTAGTGTGTTTATTTCCATGTTTTCTAGGGTACCAGAACATGGACCAGCTCCACAAAACGTAACTACTGGATCGGTTGATATCGCAGCTCTAAAATTTTGTGTGTTCGGCCTGTTAAGATTCATAGCTATAAAAGCTTCTGATGCTTCAATAAGCACACCTTTAAATCCGAAAGTATCTTCTATACCTTTAGTGTTTGAATATGTAATGCCATTGTAACCACCTAATTCAACAAAAGTACCGTCTCGTACTTCACTAATTTTAGGCATAAAATTTTTTATTATATCTATCTCTTGACCTTGTTGACTGTGTTGGGTAATTTTAAATCCCTTAACGTCATAAACCTTACTATGCTTAATATCATGTCTTGCTGTTAATGCTGCTTGAACCCAAGCGTTCATTCGCATTGCAGACTCTACTGTCATCTGGTTCATATTCCAAATTTACGTAATAGTTCCTTTTCCTTTTCTTCTTGATCAAGGGCAGCTTTTTGCTGTTGAACCAATCTTTCAAGCTCATTAACATCGTTAAAAATAGAGACATCTTCACCGTACATTTCCCCCTCAGATGTAACATATTCACTAATTAAATCGATTCTTTGCTGACCGTCATGTGGTAGTTCAATAATACAAGGTGAATCTCCCTTTGGGAAAAATATATCCGCCTCTGGGTTTTCTGTATATTGCCGATACAAAGAATAGAAAATATTATCAACCTCTTTAATAAAGTCAACGTCTGTATCTCTAACCCCATCGTCTTCTACACTTTGTTTTTCATCAAATCTACAAAGAAAAATTATATCTAAGAATCTCAATGACTCTCTCATTAGAGATATTTGTGATGTTACAAAATCTTTATCAAATCCTTCTTTACCCTTTTCATGGCACCATAGCGTATAAGCAATATTATCTAATGAGCATCTATCATAAACAACCTTTGCTTCCTTATCACGTTCTTGTACTTGTTCAATAAAAAAATTTAAGATTTTTTTCTGTGTGTCGGTAGTAGTTTCAGAAGAATGTGATAGATCTTCTTTAATTAGTAAATCTCTATAAGTTTCTTCCGGGGTAATATAATTATCCCATGTATAAAGAAAGCTCTTTACTAAAGTTGTTTTACCACTATTACCTGTACCAGAAAACGCAATTCTCATACTATATATATTACATTATACTTTTAATGCCATATCCCATATCAGTAAGTGAAGTCTCGGGGAAAAATTAACATTCATAGCTTTAGCATATTCCGCAACAGCGGGTGCTTTTTCAACATGCTCGTTTCGACTCCCACAACAGGGCATAAACCATATTCTATTTTTTGGTACGCGTACGGTTTCATCATCAACATATTTACGCCAAATTTCATCAATGTCTTTATCAGACGAAATCACGAATTTAAACCCGGAACCGGCTTCTCTATGCCATTTTAAAACTTCAGGTTTATAAGAACGTTTTTCTGGATCACCATTTGAAGTGAGTTTAGGTGATGTAGTAAAAGATGCGTGAAACTTCTCAACCCAATCTTCATGAGGCTTAATTGTAGCATTAGTTTCAAAATCAATTATCGGATGAAAATCATATTTATAAACAAACGCCTTAATAAATTTAAGCAATTGCTTTTGTTGAACCATCGGTTCACCACCTGTAAGCTTGAAAATTGCACCGTCACGTAATTTATCTACTAGCTTATGCTCCTCAAAATACTCAAAAATTTCGTTAAACGTCATTTTATTTTTAACTGACCACGAAATATAAGAATCGCAACCATGCGGTGAATCTTCAGAAGCAAATCCTTTACATGTTAAATTACACATAGATAGCCTAAAAAACACAGAAGGCATACCAACATATTCTCCTTCACCTTCAAGTGTATAAAATGCTTTATCGTCCGATACTAGTAAAGTTTCCTTAGTACAATCAATCATCTTTTAAATTATATGAGTTGCGAACAGTTTTTCAACTAAATAATAGTACATATGAGTGTAAAAACCGCGCGATTACGTCGGGCAAGTACAGAACTTGCGGAAGCATTTAACAAGAACTATATATTTGATTTTAAAATCAAAAGACCGTTCTATCTAAATCCAAAGCATAAAGAATTTTATAATTGTGTAAAAAACTCTAAGACAAAAATAGGGTTTGTTGACGGCCCAGCTGGAAGTATGAAAACATACATTGCAGTATATGCTGGTTTAGAACTTTTAAGAGAGGAGGTATTTACAAAGCTTGTTTATATTAGATCAATTGTAGAATCAGCTGAAAAAAGTTTAGGAGCTCTACCCGGGGAAATTGATGATAAATTTTCCCCTTATGCAATACCTCTCGACGAAAAAGTAGCTGAAATAGCCGGCGCAGGAGTTTGTAGTATGTTAAAACAAAAGGGATTAATTGAAGCAATACCAGTTAATTTTGTTAGAGGTCTTACTTTTAACAAAACTTTAGTTATTGTCGATGAAGCACAAAATCTATCTCGTAAAGAATTAACTACTATACTTACAAGATTTGGAAGACATTCCAAATATATTGTTATTGGTGATTGCAATCAAGCTGATGTTAATAAATCGGGGTATAAGGAGATATTTAACATGTTTAATACACATCAAAGTACCGAAAATGATATATTTTCTTTTAAATTTGGTACTGCTGAAATATCTAGAAGTAAGATACTAAAATATATTTGTTCTGTATTAGGAACTTAGTCACCCCAGCTAGTACCGGCAAACCAATTACCTTTTCCTCTTGTAACCTGGTTACCAACTTGAGCTGCTCTCGGGTTATGATCCTGTGGAGCTGGATCTGGTTCTGGCTTTGGCTCCTCTTGTTTTAGTTCAGGTGTAGATTCTTCTTTTGCTTCCGTTACAATTGATTCATTATCCTTAATTGTTGATCTGTTATATGAAGCAAAATTATCATCATGTTCGTATACAGTAACACTTTCAACCCAAACACGACCATTAGTAGCTTCATCAACAAAACTATCTGCTGTTTTAAAACACCACTCAGCAAATCGCTCAATGCCCACACCTCCAGTCATAATTCTAAGTTGTGCTAATCCTCTAACATTAAGCTCTTTGAGTAATTCAATTTCCGGATCATCACTAGCAACAACTAAAGTATGATCAAATTGAGTTTTATATATATGCTTAAGATCTTTAAGACCGCCAAAATCAAATACCCAGTTATTATTATCTAGTTCATTGCATGCAAATGTAACTTCTGCCTTTAGTTGATAGCCGTGAATATATCTACAATGTGATTCTGCCCTTGGCTGACGAAATGCTGTTGAACCGAGCTCAATTAATTTTGATGACGTATGACTCATGTATATATTTTATAGATAATTATGAAAAAATCAACTAAGCTGCAGATGTTTAAAAGGGTCTCCCTCGTCCAGTCTCGGATAATTAATTAGTTGGAAAGCAAAGTCAACTGTCTTAGCAGATCTTTTTGAGAATAACTACTTAATTGTATTTTGGGATCGACCAAGATATCGTTATACTGTGGTTCTGTTGCCGTGGGTCGATCTGATCCACGTCCGCGACGACGTTTACCATTCCACACAGTTTGATACTCACTATTTTGCGCACCTTTTACTTCCCACTTTTCTTCCTTACCATCAGTAGGACTGAGAATAAAAAATCCTTCCATAGGTACCATGACACCGTTTCGATCATCAAAAACTTCACCGGAAAATGATACTTCGGCGTCGTTATTAGCTAATCTTCTTTCACGACCTAATTTTATTTTATTGAAACGTCGACGACCACGGGCCGAGTCTAAATAGTTCCTTAATGCCATTTTCGGGTTAACAGCTGCTATCTTATTATATGTAGTACCAGCTGCTGAACCTACTGCTCTCACGGCTTTAGCTGTATTAGGCATTAATGCCTTACCAACTTGCCCAGCTCCTTGTACACTAACCTGCGCAGCTTTTTTCATCATATCAAGCATAGTTGTTATACCCTCTTCGAGCAATTTTTTTTGTGACATTTTTGCCATATACAATATTTAGTCTTGAAAATAAAATATTGTAGTTATAATAATATTATATAAATGAGTAAAAGTAAAAAAGATTCTAATTACGAGTGGCTAGGAGAGGATGATGAACTTACTGGCGAAAAAGATGTTATTGCAAAAGAAATAATGGGGGAAGAATATAGTAGTAGCTACTTTCCGCCTATCAGGGTTTATGATAATAACGTTAATGCTACTAAAAAGTATATCTCTTCTTTACCCGATCTGCAAAATGGACCTTCGAGCTTAATTCAAGGTGCAGCGGTTCCTATTCAGCAAGTAGGTATTCATAACTTTAAACTACCTTTGACTTATAAAAAGAGAAATGGTAAGACTATTGAATTAGAAACAAGTGTAACTGGTAGTGTTAGTTTAGAAGCTCATAAGAAAGGTATTAATATGTCACGTATTATGAGAAGTTTTTACGATCATAAAGATGAGACGTTTAGTATTGATAAGATTAAAGATGTTTTAGAGACATATAAAAATAATCTTAAATGTTTTGATTCAAGGATAATGCTTAAGATTTCTTATCCTATTAAGCAACAAAGTTTACGTAGTGGGTTAGAAGGTTATCAATATTATGATGTAGTATTTGAAGGTGACTTAACTAAAGAAGGTGAGTTTAAGAAGTATATTCATTTTGATTTTGTTTATTCTTCTGCTTGCCCTTGTAGTTTTGAGCTAAGTGAACATGCTGAGAAGTATCGTAATAGAGCTACTGTACCTCATAGTCAAAGAAGTGTTGCTCGTGTAAGTGTAAGGTTTGAAGATATGCTTTGGATTGAAGATATTCAAGAATTATGTCTAGATGCTTTACAAACCGAAACACAAGTTATGGTTAAACGAGAAGATGAGCAAGCATTTGCTGAAAAGAACGGTGCTTACTTAAAGTTCGTAGAAGATGCTGTAAGATTACTTTATGAAAAGCTTACTAACGAATCTCGTATCTTAGACTTTAAGATTGTTGCTTCTCATAATGAAAGTTTACATAGTCATAATGCTATTTCAGTAATTGTAAAGGGCATTGAAGGGGGCTTTAAGGCTGGTGTTACTAGAGATGTTTTTGAGTCGACTGGATTAAGGTAAGGAACGACTTTACAATAAAGGAATGAATATTTTTGTAACGGATGATGATCCTATCGTCTCGACTCATAATCTCTGCGATCAACATGTAAGATCGAAAATGCAAATTGAAGGAGCTATTATGCTAGCTCATGCATTCCCACAAGAAGTATTAGATCACCCATCTACTCCTAGAACTTCAACCGGTAAACCTCGAAGAAGAGGTAAAGGTTATTTCAATCATCAATGCTCTATATGGGCTCGTGAAACTAAAGATAACTTTAAGTGGTTGGTTGATCATACATTAGAGATGTTTACTGAGCGTATGTATAGATGGCCAGAATCAAACGAGCATTTTACAAAAACGTTTATTAAATGGTGCGGCGAGAACATTCATAATACAATTATGAGTAAAACCGGTCTAACTAGTTATGCAGTAGCTATAAGTGACGACTGTGATTGTAGAAAAGTAGAAGGTTTTGATGATCTTTCAACTATTGACAAATATAGAGAGTATATTCGTCATGACAAAGACTTTGCTACTTGGACGCTACGCTGGAGACCTACCTGGTATTAGTAGTCTACTTCATCTGCACGATCAGCGATGTTTTCTTGACTAACATCGATAAGAGCATCAAGCTCATTTTCAATAAAATCTTTACTTACTAAGATTTTATATAGGTTAGAACTTCTGTTACCAATAGAAAATGGTATATCTCTAAACTCTTTGTTACCAATTTTAAGATCAAAATTAACAACCGGTCTTTCTTCTGTATTACCAGCACCTACATTAATAATAATGTCGTCAACCTTATCTTTCATTAGACGTTTATTGTTGACTGTCTTAAAATGAACCTTATTTCCCTGCACTTGTATATCTTCACCATGGAGAACGTTATATGCACCATTCCCGGAATCAAGTTTAGAAGGAATTTGACCAACACCATCTACATCAAAGAACTCTATGAGCCCTAAGACTTGTTTTTCGATAAAAAATTGTTTAAACTTCTTCATACCCGACATTAAAATTGCCCATAGGCTCTTGCACAACAACTGCTATTTCTTGCTCTTGTGGTTTTTCGTTCATTTCATAATCTAAAAAATGATAAACAGAAGAGAGATAATCTGAAGCCTTAGTAATTTTTGAAGCTACCCAGCCATCTAACCCGGGTAATTGTTGTACCATTTCACTTAATTTAGCTGCGTACTCTTGAGCTTTGAGTAGGTCTCTACCAGCCATATCAATTTCTGATGGATCGTTTTCATGACAACCACAGCTTTCATCTTCTGCCGGTATTGCTATTACTGGACCAGAAGCACCACTAGATGCAGTCATAGCTGCCGGACCTAGATTTGTTTCATTTACTTTTTGATAGGCTTCTTCCATTAAGGCTCGTTCTCTACGCTTCTGATCTCTCATACTATTATTTATGTCTAACGGCTCTATATGCTCCTAACTCTTCATCGCTAGGTAATGCCATACCTTCCTTAACCGCGTCAAATAATTCTTGCGAGAGGGCAAACCCTACCGGTAATCCTTTTATAAACTCTTGAAAATCGTCTTTACTAGCAGCTTCACGCATCTTTGATGCACTCATACCCTCCACGCCTTCAGAGTCCGGGTCTCGTTCTCCAGCAGATACGACTTCTAAACCATCTACAAAGTCGTAGAATCCATGCTTACCTTCAACACCGTTATACTTCTTAATAAGTTCATCAAATGCAGGCACTCTATCACTACCCACTACTAATGTAAACTGAGTATAGCCATCATTATAAGCTTGCGTTAAAATATCAAAAATGGTTTTTATATTAATATCTGATACAATATTATTTTCATATTCAGAGAACATTTCTCTCATAAAGTTAATTTTATCATCATACTTTAGAGGGTTCTTTAATTTATCTTGTGATTGTGAAGCATATATCTTAAAATCCCCACCGCTAGCAACAGCCTCAACAGCGTTTATTAACTTTTCATGACCAATAGTAGGGGGATTAAACCGACCAAACGCAGTAGTTAGCGATTTCGATTCCTTTTGCTCAAAAAATTTCTTAAATGTTCTCATGCTCCAGGCTTACCGGTTCCAAAGTTTGCTCTACTAAATTCTAAACGATCTACAAATTTAACTAAGTCGCCATCATTGTTAATAGCAACATAACCTTCTGGATTAGACGGTCTTAAAGTACCGTCTCCATTATCAAAAAAGTGTTTTGTATTATAAACAGCATTATTATATTTGTTAATAAAGATTTGCTTTGCTTGTTGTAACAGCTTACTTTTCTTGAATAAGTTAATAATATCACCACTTAATGATTTTAATTCTGCTAACTGCTCTGTACTAGCATCCATTTTGCGCTCTTTTCCTTTCTTTGACTTTAATTTATCGATAGCTTTATTATTTCGATCTGTAGCCCACTGTAAAAATCTCTTAAAAGAACCTTCAGGGTCTTCAATAAAAGAACCTTCTCTAATTTCACTATTAAGATATATGTTTAAAAGAGGTAAATACTTAGTTATAGGTTTAAAATTAATCTTTATACCATCTGCAGTTTTAATTAAATCTTTGACCTGCTTCGCTTCATCTTGATCTATATCAACCTTACCAGTCGAATCTGTAAATTCCGCGTCATCCATCCACACCCCGGGTACTTTTTTAAGTTGCTTAAATTCGCTGCTAGATATATCTCTCTTAGTACTGTCATCAATGTCTGAATAGGAACTATGCCAAATAACACCCATTACTGAATTATTAATTTCTTTAGCAAGTTCAGAATCCTTTTCAACAGCATATACTGTAGTGTTAGGTTTAAAAGCAATATACTCCTCACCGTCGTGGGTCATGTCGTATATTTCACCAGCGTTAGTATACATAATATCACCACCAATAAGACCTTTGATACCCATTTGTTTTGTAAACTTAAGAGCTGTTTTGAGCTTTTTTGCAAGACCTTCAGGGTATCCTTTTTTTGGATCGTCAATATCCGCTTCTGTAAAATTAAGCTTTGGTTCTTTTGCGAAAGCGCCTTTAGTCGCTACAAAGTGTTGTTTATTTTGCGGATGCCTCCCTGCCATAATAAAAGGAGCACCATCCCATTTAACGGACATTTTTAGTTTTCTTTTATGCTTACCTTGAAGCATGCCTAAAAGATCAAGAAGGTATTGACGAGCTTGATCATAACCTTTTTCACCTTTTGTGAGTAAGAGTTCCTCTAAATGAGTTAAGTGACCCTTAGCGTTCTCAGTTAAAAGCTCGTATTGTTCGAAATATTGTTTAAAGTTTTTCATTTTAGTAATATTCTATTTCTTCTTCCTCAACTTCGCTTATATCTTCAGTTTCCTGTACGTTAACTGATGTTGGCATCATTCCAGCATAGTTACCTCCAAAACCAATTCTCGGTCTTAAATTTGATCTAGATACTTTTTCAAATCTTGCAGAAGATGCTAGTAATTTTTTAGCCATTTCAAGCGGACTTCCACTAACATAAACATATCGACCAGATCCTACGCCTTTTGCGCCAACATCATGAGCCATAAAATGCTCAAATTGCTCCTTTTCAGCATATTCAATAAAATTAAGTAAGCCTATTCCATTTTGTATAGATGCAGGATTACTTAGATCGAAGTTTAATTCATTGTAATACTTATCAGTGGCTCCAAGCTCACCACTCACCTTTAAAAAGTCTTTAAACACTTCTTCAAATCCATCACGGTCTTCACTAATACTGTATGCTGTAGATATAGCAACTGGTAGATTATTTAAACCTGATATTTCTCGTCCCCCTACTAAATACCCGTTATTTTTCTCTTGAATACCCATAGCAGCTAAACTATTAGCAGTATCTCTCTTATGTTTATCACTAATATCGTCTGGTCTAGCACCTAGAGTAGCACCTTCGCCTTTGATTTCAAATTCTTCTCCATTTAACTCTAGATCACCTTTTACTTTTTCACCACGTGCAATTGTTAAATCGTAAAATGCTTTATCTACATTATAGGTATATTCATTGGTATATTCTGATTCATCTAAATTAGTATCTTTTATTCTATTCTTAATTGTTGCCTTACCGTACCCTTTATGTCCAACATTAGCTTTAAATGCCTCAACAGCCTTTTCGTATGCATTCTGCGCAGCTGCTACAGTATCTTTTTTCTTCCTACCACCTGCGCCTAAGTTTTTAAATGTTAAAGCAAGTGCAAGCTCACCCATACCAACACCACGGCCACCTTCATCTTGACCTGTATGTCTCATAATATAATCTACTAATTTATAATCTAATTTATCTCCTATTAAATCAGATAATTTACCTTCGCGTATTTCTGTCGGAAATACTAATGTCTCATCTGGTGATTGTATGTATGTTAAAAATTGATCTCTACTACCAGGGGGTATATCTTCTATTAACCGCTGAACATCAGCACTAAATCGTTTAAATATTAACGGGCTATACCCCTTACCACCTAACGCCTTTTTAACATGTTTATATGTGGGAAAATTATAGATTTGTGCGAGTAATTTTTTAGCCTCTCTTGTATCGTCAAAGCTTAAACTATCAACTGCTTGCTTAATCTCTTCTTTTAGGCTGTCTATATCTGGTAATGTTTGCTCCTCTACATCCTCACCTAACACACGAAGATGTCTACGCGGAGGAATCTTTCCACGTACCTGATTCTTATAAATTTTTTCTAATGACCACTGCATAATATTATTCGGTATCTATTTTTATATCTTGAAGTTCATCTGCAACACCTTCATCTGAAAATTGTAGCAATCTTTGTACTGTTTCAATTACTTTCATTGGATTTGTTTCTGAGTATTCTTTACTCACAGCATTAGCAGTTGCTGAGCCTTCAGGTTTCGGCCTATATCTAAATGCATTAGCTAGGATTTGCGCAAAGTATATTTCATCTTCCGGGGAAAGCCCTGCCTTACCTTTAATACCAGGTCCTCTTGCATATACAGTTCTTAATTGAATAGGTAACCTTGAAATAACGTTTTTAATTACAGATCTAGGGTTAATATCTGGCGTAGCTGGTGGTTCATTATGTGTACCGACTAATAATAGTTCTATTTCTTCGATTGCATCTTTATCCTTATCCGTCGGAGGGTAAACAAATGCAGCTGCTATTAATTCAGCCATAGATTGTAACGCCGGACTCGGTGGTTCCTCTTCTACCTCTACATCAACATTAACATCTGTCTCTTGAACCTCGTCAACTTCACCGATTTCACCCATTTCGTCGACATCTTGTTCGACAAACATGTTCATATATTGTTCTATTAATTTTAAAGTCTTCATTACATTTTTGCAGCCATTTGTTTTAACATCGCTGTTTCATCAGCGTACGCTTGTAAAATTCCGCCCTCAGTTTCCATTCTATCCTTTACAAGTTCTGCTGCCTCGGGGTTTGTCTGCGCCATAGCTTCAACCGGACCCTCTTGATCCTCAACAGGACGCTCAGTATTAACCCCTACAACCTCCGCCCCGTGTACATTTTCAAGGTAATTGGCAAATTCCTCATAAAAAGAAGTGTTTGTGGGACCCGGAATTGCAGCTGAACCTAATAAATTATTATCTGTGTCCTTTATGTCAATAATATAGCTAATACCAGGCTTGTTTTCTTGTATCAATTTAAGAAACTTACGCATGTATATATTTATGGAAGTAGCGAGAGTTTTATATTCATATTTGATAGAAACTCCTCTTCTATTTGCTGTAATTCATATCTTCGAAGAAAAAGCCTAAACTTATAAAAAGAAACCGTAGAGGTATCCTTTTTATTAAAGGACATATAGTCCCTTTCTTCTAAAAACGTATTAAAACTCTCTTCACTATATGTAATATTAGTGGGGAGCGCATTAAACAATCTCTTAACTAGTGTATGTTCTATTGAACTACCGTCAGTCTTGTAGTAAAACCACTTTTTAGTTTTGTTTTTAGAGCAAACCTTAATAAGCTCCTTAACTATGAAGTGAATACCGAGCTTGTTTTTGTCTTTTCTAGTTAATTTAAGCTCGTTTTCAGTTATATACAACAGATATTCATTAAAAGACCTTGCTAGACACTTGTTAAGATCAATAAACACAAAACCACGTACTGGATCACTTACGCCTTCCAATTCTGACGTTAATAATTCCGTTGTAGTAGTCATCTCTTAACAATACTTCCTCTTCAAATTGTAGTTTAGTTTCATGATAACTCAACTCCCACTTTGAATCACACCATCTGAGGATTTCAAACTTAAAATTACCCTTTCCGAGTATTCTTATATGCTCATTAAGCTGATTTGATGAAGAAGTGTATGTTTTCCAGTCTGTTTCTATCTCTACCCGCCTCTTATTTTTCTTACCCTTTAACGGAGGTCGTTTTCTAATAGATTTACACTGTTTTTTACCAATATACTTCTTGTCATTAGTAAGATTAGTTATCTTATAAATGAAACCATAAGGTAGGTCCGTACTTTCTTCTAGAACCCCCTCCCAATGACCTAAATCTACCACTTTTTACATGACCAGTAACCAGCAGAGAACTTATCCTTCTTCTGATCACACTTATGACGCGCGCGAAACGACTTTCTACGCTTAGGATTGCTCTTTTTGATCTTCATATTCGGATCTCCAAAGCGAACAATCTTTTCTTTACCATCTTTACAAGCTTTAACAACGAACTTCTTAGAACCACCTGAAGTACGACGAGGGCTGTTACACTTCATACGATCCTTATCGACTTTTTCAGCGTCCTCATCATATTCTTCCTCTTCTCTTTTACCAAACTTTTTAGCATGTGTAGTAGTAGGATTTTTATGTGTCCTTACAAAATTATCCGTAGTGGATTTACGTGAATCAACTCTACTCGGCTCACCAGTGTCCTTTTTAAATGAATCTCCTTTTGGTGCCTTAGCCGGGTACTTTCTTTCAAGATAAAGCTTTACTAATTCGTCGAATTGCATAACAATATTTATACTAACAGTGATAATTTAAATAACGCTGTAGTGCTTTTGCATAATGTGTGCCTTTATCCTTTAACTTACCCCTTGCTCCTCTTACTTTACTGCAAGACAGCTTACCTAATCTCTTCTTTAGGATGCCAGGCTTAACAGGCTTGTGTACATCTTCAGCATTTTCACTTTTTTTCTTCCAGTTAACACGCTTCGGTCCCTTCTTCTTATACATCTTACCCTTAATACTCTTACAAGCCGCCTTAGTTGGTCGACAAGCTGGGTAACTACCACCGGATTTTTTAGATTTACGACCGCAAGGACCGCCAGTCTTACAATTTACCCACCCTTTAAACTTCTTACCAGTCTTAGGATCGGTACCCCCTCTATCAAACCACTGACGTAACGAGTCACTAGCTTCGAGAACTTCTCTTTGGGACATACTCATTTCTTTTTCTTCCAGATTTTACCTTGTCTACATCTTACAATAGCACCTGACTTGTAAGCTGAAGTCTTTTTACCATAAACAGAGTCTGCTCTGCGCTTACATCTATCAGCTTTCTTTTTCTTTTCAGCATCTTCTTCATTACTTGATGGTATAGCGTCTATTGCCAGTTCAGCGACATTCTTTATGCCTTTAGTCGGCGACGGTATCTCTTTTTCCCCATCCGGTATAATCGCGTCAACTGCACGATCAGCAGCAACAAAAGCAGCCGGCGTCTTTAAGAGCTTTGCAGCAAGTTTTCCTCCACCCGGTGTACGTTTAAGTATAGCACCGGGTTTAGCATCAGGGTTATAAACCAAACGCTTTGGGTCTTTTATTATTTTTTTTGTTGGGTCAGTAACCCATCTTTTAAAAATACCAGGCTTTTTTGCGTTTGGTGCTTTTGCACTAGCTGGATTTAATGGAACCGTTGCTTTAGGCTTCGGAGCCGGTGCTTTTGCACTAGCTGGATTTAATGGAACCGTTGCTTTAGGCTTTACTTTGCCTAATGGTTTCCTTCTGGGGGATATATAACTACGAGAATAGCCTGGGCTTCGACCACCACCGCCACCACCACCTCCAAAACCACCTCCAGCTGCTAAACCTGATGGTTTTCTTGCCCGGGGGTTAGCTAACCAATTTTGTTCTGCAACAACCTCCTCATTCTCTTCACCTGTAGCAAAATTTACCCCTTTATTCTTTTTCTTATTTTTTTTTCTTCTTTTTTTACCACTCCCTGCAGTACCCTTACGTGTTTGAACTTTTCCAAGCGGTGTGTAAATTTTAGCATCACCAGTTCCAATTGTATCACTAGAGCTAATATTTTGAGCAGCAGCATTTGGACCATAAACTGTATGCATAGTTGGTCCATCTCCAAACGCGCCATCAGGTCCAGCTCCTGCAGTCATATTTTCTAGTAGTTTTAAAAACCTCTTCTCAAATTTGCCGGTTGATTCCATACTACTTATATTTATAATATATAGATGGAATTGCTAAAAAAGTATATTGAAGAGATTACCAAAGATCTTCAATTAGATGATTTTAACATTAAAGAATCGCAAATGAGGCTACCTGCACGTAAACACTTTTGGGTAGCGCGCTTAATAGAAACAAAAATTAAACGTAATACACTGTTTAGAGAAAAAAAGCAGCTTAAGAAAGAAGTAGTTAAAAAGGTTATATCTGATTCTCCGGTGAGAATTAGTCAATCAGCAGCAGAATCAGCAGCTGAGCGGCACGAATCGATTAGTAAATTAAATGAATCCATTTCAGAACAAGATGCTATTATTGAATATCTGGAAAAGGTTGAAAAGATAATGGGTCAAATGCATTGGGAAATAAAAAACATTATCGATATTAATAAGATGGAGCAACTTTAATGCTTACTTTCGATTACAGTCCTGGAAAGAGAAAAATTCAGTTAAAAACTGACGACGCAGACCTATTTGACCGGATTAGAGAGCATTTTAGTGTTGAAAATGAAGGTGCTAGATTTGCTAGATATAGAGGACAATTTGCGGCTCGACGTAAATATGCAATAACAGGCACTGGAGCATGTGAAGTAGGATTATATTGGGAGATTCGACAGTATCTTATAAACAATCAGATTAAAATCGATATTGAAGTTACTGATAAACTACAAAAAATACTTAAAGTCGGTAGAGATATTGACATTTATAAAGATTTCACCTTAACTCTAAGGGAATATCAAGAGGATGTTATTAAAAGAGCACTAAAACTTGGTAGAGGTACATGTGTTTTAGGTACCGGTGCAGGTAAAACACTTACAACTGCTGCTCTTATTGAGAATTACTTTAGATCAAGTCCAGACAAAGACACTTTTAAGTGTGTTGTTTTGGTTCCTGATTTAGGTCTTGTAACTCAAACGTATGATGAATTTATGAGTAGCGGGACTACCTTTAAACTTACTAAGTGGACGGGTAAAACTAAGCCAGATCTAACAGCTAACGTTGTTATATGTAATATCGGCATAGTTCAAAGTCAGTTTGATACGAATGATTGGTTAAAGTATGTGGATTTACTCATAGTTGATGAGTGTCACAAGATTAAAGCGTCGAACAAGATTAGCAAAATAGTATCTAAGATTACAACCCACAACAAATACGGGTTTACTGGTACACTTCCGGAGAATAACTTAGATAAATGGTCGATCATAGGTAAATTGGGACCTGTAATATATGAAAAAACGAGTTATGAGTTAAGATTAGAGGATTATTTGGCGAATGTTAATGTAAAGGTGTTAAATCTTGAGTATAATACACCTCCGAGATACCTTTCTGACAATGCCTACAGGGAAGAGTTGGATTTTTTATATGAAAGCTCGTTTAGAAATGAGTTTTTAACGAAACTATGTGAAAAGCTTGAAAACAACACATTAATACTGGTTAATCACATAAAACACGGTGAATTATTGATGGATTACCTTACTACTCTTAAAAATAAACAGGTATACTTTATTAGAGGTGAGGTTGAAGTGGAAGAACGTGACAAAATTAAGAAAATCATGGAAAAAGACGCTAATGTGGTGTGTGTAGCTATTAGTGCCATATTTTCGACAGGTGTTAACATTAAAAATCTCCATAACATCATTTTCGCATCGGGAGGTAAGTCTTTTATACGAACGGTTCAGTCAATTGGTAGAGGACTTCGTAAACATGCTTCAAAAAACAAGCTTATTATATTCGACATATGCGATCGATTGAGATACGGTATAAGACATTGTGAAAAACGTAAAGAGATTTATGACAGAGAGAAAATAAAGTATACCGACACTAATATCGTTGAAAAATCTTAAACTTATACTATAATTTTACAAATGGCCGAAAAAAAAGAAAAGAAACCATATTATATAGAACCCAAAGTCTTTAAAGCGTCGTTACAAAAGTACTATGATACAGATATTCTTACTGACGACTTAGCAGAAAACATTAAAAAAATTGCTTATGGGTTAAGTTACAATGCATCATTTATCAATTATACTTATAAAGACGATATGATTGGTGATGCTCTTATTAAAATGTATTCAGCTTTAAAACATAAGAAGTTTAACTTCGAGAAAGCAACTAATCCGTTTTCATACTTTACAACAATAGCATATCACGCGTTTATAAACCGTATTAAAAAGGAGAAAAAACACCACGAAGCGGTTACAAAGTATAAAGAGCGTGTATATGAAGATTTTATGTCTAACCCTGAAAATACACACGGACACGTGTACGTAAAACCACCTGACGAGGAAAATTCTTTTGAAGATTAATAAGCCTAGAGTTGCTATTTTTTCAGATCTTCATCTAGGCGTCCATTCGAACAGTTCTGACTGGCATAATTATGCGGTAGAATGGGCTCATTGGTTTAAAGAAGAGTGTAAACGAAAAAATATCAAAGATTTAATCTTTTGTGGTGATTGGCATCATAACAGAAGTGAGATATCAGTTAATACTCTGCAAATATCTGCAGATATTTTAGATATATTGTGTGATTTCAATATTATCGCTATTACTGGTAACCATGATATTTACTATAAACATAGAACTGACGTTAATTCGTTATCTATTTTCAAAAAGAGAAAAAACGTAACAATTTTAGACACATATGATACGATTGAAGCTTTCGATCGTACGATTACCTTCTGTCCATGGAATACAAACATTAAAGAAGTACCGGAAAGTGATATTATCTTCGGTCATTTTGAGATAGAGACTTTTAAGATGAATTCTTATAAAGTTTGTGAAGAGGGACTTAAGGTGAAAGATTTACTTAAAAAGAGTTCGTTAGTTATATCAGGTCATTTTCATACTAGACATGAAAAGAAGTTTGGTAAAGGTACAATTCTGTATGTAGGTAACCCGTTTCAAATGGATTTCGGTGATACAAATAATCAAAAAGGCTACTATATATTGGATTTAGATACTTTAGAATATAATTTTACACCTAATAATATATCTCCAAACTATAAAAAGATATCTCTCAGTGAATTAGTACGTGAAGGTAATATTACTAATTCAATTGTAGATTTATTTGCTGGTAATATTGCTCGCTTAAAAGTTGATATGAATATATCGCAAGCTGATATGGATGTATTACTTAAAAAATTAACGCTACTTAAACCTGAAGTATTAACTGTTGATTACGATATAAATTTTAACCGTCTACTTGACGATACAGAAAATAAAGAAGATTTGTCAGGTATTGACATACCTCAAGCTATAGAAGAGTTTGTAAATCTCCTTGAAATTAAGAATAAAAAAGAGATAATAAAATACACTCTTGGTTTATATGAAAAAAGTAAACTTTAAGAAGCTCAGTATAGTAAATTTTTTATCTGTAGGAGAGAACCCTGTTACAATAGAGTTTGATAAAGGTCTCCATGTTATTACTGGTAAAAATAAGGATAAGCCTGATAGACGAAACGCTATTGGTAAGAGTACCATAGCAGATGCTTTGTATTTTGCTATATTTGGCGAAACGTTACGTGAACTCAAAAAAGATCTTATACCTAATAATCTTACAAACGGTAAAACACACATTGAGTTAGATTTTGAACTCGATTCACCTCGTGGAAAAAATAATTATAAGATAATACGTACACTATCACCTTCGAAAGTTCTTATTTTTAAAGACGGTGTTGATCGAACAAGAGATAGTATTAAAAATACTACAGCCTATATTAGCCGTGTATTGAGTGCTTCCCCGTCTATTTTTCAAAACTGCGTTATTATGACAGTAAATAATGCAGTTCCATTTATGGCTAAAAATAAAATCGAAAAGCGAAAGTTTATCGAGGATATTTTCGGAATGGAAATTTTTAGTACAATGTTAACTGCTTTGAGAAATGAATATAACGACATAACACGTGAACATGACACGCAGTTGACTAAATTGGAGGAGATACAAAAAGCATATAATAATTATGAAGAGCAAAAACAACGAATTCTTCAAACAAGACAACAAAAGAAAGAAAAATATCTCGGTCGTCAAAAAGATAATACCAAAGAAAAAGAGAAACTTGAAAGAGAACTTAATGAAGTCGAAGAAGTAGATATTAGTAAGATACAAAAACAAGTATCTTCTCTTGAAGAAGCTGTTACTGATCAAGATATAAGAATTGAAACTAATTTAGAGGCCGTCGCACGTAACAAAGCTCTAGCCGCTGAGCGAAAAGAGCGGTATAAAAAAATGGGCACGGAAGAGGAAAAATGCCCAGTGTGTCTCCGTCCGATGGAAGAGCATGATGAAGAATTAATAGTACAAGAAAAACAAAATCTTAAAGAGTATATTCATGAAGCAATAGATAATATTAAGAACTACTCTGAAGGGTTAAAGGAACTTAGAGTAAGAAAGGATAAGTTTTTAAGAGCAATAAGTCAATGTAAAGATAAGGTGGCGGAAGCAAGGCTACAAGAGCAAAACAAAAAGAATATTGAACAACGTATTATACAGCTGGATAAATGGCAAGAAGAATTAAAAGGCGATCTCGAGGCTATTGAATCGACAGATACTGATTTTGACCTACTAATTATTGAAACAAAAAAACGTGTAGATAAACTTGAAAAGAAGGTCAAAAAGTTTAGAGACGAGTTAGCTAAATTAGATATTGTAAAGTATGTTGTCTCAGAAGAAGGTGTTAAATCGTATATTGTTAATAAACTACTCGAGCTACTTAATAGTAAATTATTACTGTATCTAAAAAGATTAGATTCTAATTCTATTTGTATTTTTAATGAATATTTTGAAGAAGAAATACTCAATGAAAAAAATAAAGTATGTTCATATTTTAACTTTTCTGGAGCTGAACGCAAGTCTATCGACTTAGCCTGTTTGTTTACATTTTCAGATATAAGAAGACTACAGGGCGGTGTACAGTATAATATTGCAATTTATGATGAACTGTTTGATTCTTCTTTTGACGAGAAGGGTATCGAACTCATTACACGAATTTTACAAGATAGAGTTGAGGAATTAAATGAGTGTTCTATAGTAATATCTCACCGTAAAGAATCGATTAAAGCAGTTACTGGTGATGTAATTTATTTAGAAAAAGAAAACGGTATAACTACTCGGGTAGATTATACGGAACGATAAACTATATATAATGATGCTAGGCGCCAATCCATTTCCACAGCCATTTACTGCCCCGGTAGTAGGTCTCCCCGGAGTTCCTAAACAAATACCACAGGCGCCGCCAACTGACCAGCTTAAACCTAAAGAAGCATCACTACCGAGATATGTAAACTACTTAGCAGATTATTCGGGTTGCGGTCACTGGCGTATCTTATGGCCTGAATCGGTTATTAACGCTAGAGGTGAAGGAATGTCACAATCAACTACAGCAATGGTGGTTGATCCGAGATGGTACACGGGTGTTAAAACAGTAAAGGTACAGCGCCAAGCCTCATCACAACAAAAAGAATTTATTAAGTTTCTTAAACAAGTACAACAAGATCACGGTTTTAAAATTATATATGAAGTTGATGATGTTGTATTCAGGGAGGTGATTCCAGATTATAATAAATTTAAATTTGCCTTCGATACAGAAGAAGTTCGTCAAAACTGCGTTGATATTATTAATATGGTTGATGAAGTTACAGTTACCTGTGAATTCATGAAGAGGTTGTATACGGAGAAAACAGGTAAAAAAGAAATTACTGTTATACCAAATTTTGTTCCAAATTTTTGGATGGGTCATCTATATAACCCACGTAAAGTAGAACGCGCATTTAAGAAACATAAAAACCGACCTAGAATTTTATATACAGGTTCAGGAGCTCATTATGATGTAGATAATAAAGTAGGCGGTAATGATGACATGTCGCATGTAAGAGACTTTATTAGAAAAACTATTAAAAAATATCAATGGGTATTTGTCGGAGCATTTCCTCCTCAGTTGGTTGATCTTGTTCAACAGAGAGAGATTGAATTTTACCCATGGGAGACGCTTATTAGATACCCATACTTAATTGCAAGTCTAGACGCTCAATTAATGGTGGCACCGCTCCAGGTAAACGACTTCAATAAATCTAAATCTGATATTAAATTTATTGAAGCGTGTACTTTAGGAATTCCATGCTTATGTCAAGATATGGAAACGTATAACTCTGCACCAGATACCTTAAAATTCTCTACTGTAGATGAATTTGAAGATAAAATTAATAAAATTTTAGCTTTTAAGAATAAGAGTTCTTATTATAATAATATTCGTAAGTTAAGGAGTATCGGCGAAAGAAGGCTCTTAGAAAAAGACGAAAATATACGTGCTTATACTGAAAGTCTTAATACCCCGTGGGGTAGTGACGAGAGAGTTCATTTAAAGAGGTGGAATTAGGAACTACTATATACTATAATATAGTAGATGTCATATAGGAATGTTGTTTATAACGGTAGAAACCGTTGTGTTAATTTGTTTACCTGGGATACGGATGGTAAACGGGTAATGCATGAATGTTCTTTTGAACCATATCTTTATCTAGAAAGCGGCGCAGGTGAAAAGACATCAATTTACGGTACAAAGGTCAAAAAACGTAAGTTTAATACTAGTTACGATAGATCACGATTTGTAAGAGAATCAAACGTTAAGCGTGTATTTGAAAACATGCCACCGGCGCAGCAGTTTTTATTGGATTTATACTGGGAGCAAAATGAGGAACCTGAATTTAGTACTCACCCGCTTAAAACGTGCTTACTTGATATTGAGACATACTCTCCGGATTCATTTCCTGATCCTGAAGATCCTACTCATATAGTAAACGTTATAACTTGTTATGATAACTTTAGTAAGAAGTTTCATACATTTGGCATTAAGCCGTATAACGGTAAAGGCGCTGATAACTTAAATTACGTTCATTGTAAAGATGAACGGGAAATGTTTATACGGTTCATTGAGTATCTTGAGAGTGATTACCCGGATATATTAAGTGGTTGGAACTCTGAGTTTTTTGATATTCCGTATATCATTAACCGTATCGAGCGTATACTTGGTCAAGACTATGTTGATAGATTATCTCCTTTAGGCAGAGTACACTTTAGAACTGTAAAAGGTAAATTTGGTAGAGATCTTAAAAGATACTATATAGACGGTGTCGCTTGCTTAGACTATCTTGATGTATATAAACGGTTTTGCTTAAAGCTTCGCGAGTCATATAAGCTTGATGCAATTGGTGAAGTTGAGCTTGGTCAACGAAAGATTGATTATGGTGATACAAACCTTGCAACTCTATCTGATGAAGATTGGGATACGTTTATTGACTATAACATTCAGGACGTTAATTTGCTTGTTCGGTTAGAAGAAAAATTGCAGTATGTTCCTTTATTAAGAATGCTTTCGTATGTTGGTTTAACTACACTTGAAGGTGCAATGGGAACTATTCAAGTAATTAATGGTGCACTTTGTATCAAAGCAAGGCGCCGAGGTGAAGTGATTGCTACATTTTTACGTAATGCTGATACCGGTAAGAACCCGGGTGCGTATGTCGCTGAACCTAAACAAGGGTTTAAAAATCATGTAGTATCTTTTGATGCTAATTCTCTATACCCTAATGTGATGATATCTTTGAATACATCACCAGAAACTAAAGTAGGTAAAGTTGAAAAGAGTACTGACGATAAGGTTATTATACAACACGTATCGGGTAAGGTATTTGAACTCGACAAACCTTCGTTTGTAAAGTTTCTAAAGGAGGAAGAGTGTGCCTTATCTAAGGCTGGGTTCTTATTTACACAAAAGAAGAAAGGTATTATACCTGAGTTTTTAGAGCATTATTACAATCAACGTGTAAAGATTAAAAAGGATCTCTTTAAAGCTAAAACCAAGCTTAAAAAGCTCAAGAAAGGATCGAAGGAGCATACAGATGCGAAGTATGAAGTAGAAAGGCTAAACACCTCGCAGATGGTTATCAAGATTTTGATTAATTCGTGTTATGGATATATGGGTAACAAGAACGCCCCTATTGGTGATGATGATATTGCATCTTCAGTCACGCTTACCGGGCAGGCTGTTATTAAATATTCAAATGAGCTTATCAAGGAATTTATTAAACAAGAAGTTCCGGATATCTCTGATAAAGAACTTGAAGAATGTATTGTATACAATGATACGGATTCGTCATATGTTTCTATTACTCCTCTTGTTAGCAAGGGCTTAAACTTTTTAGATGGTAATGATGTACATCGAGATACTCATGATAAGATTCAGGAAATTGAGGACTATCTAAATGAAGGGGTGCACGACTGGGCAAAAAAATCTCTTTTATCAAAAGATAGTCGATTTGTGTTTAAGCGAGAATGTATAGCTGATGTTGGTGTCTTCTTGCAAAAGAAGAGATATGTAATGCATATTCTCGATGACGAAGGTATTAAGGAAAATAAGTTTAAGTATACAGGTGTAGAGGTAGTACGTACAACTATGCCGAATGCAATTAAACCTTATGCTAAAAAAATAATTGAAACTATGCTAAGTACGCAGTCTTTAACAGAGACAAATAAGGTACTTAATGAAACATATGATATTTTTAAGGAACTAAAACCTGAAGAACTTGCATTTGTAATGGGTGTTAAGGGGTATGAGAAATATGCTGTTGCTTGTAATGAGTTTACAACTGTTAAGAGTATGCCTATACATGTAAAATCTGCATACTTTTATAATTTGCTTCTTGATAAGTTGAGTACAGGAAACAAATACGAGTCATTAGGATCTGGTGACAAGGTTAGGTATATGTATGTGGAGCGACCTAATAAGTATGGGTTAGATAGTATAGGGTTTAAGTACGACTACCCTGCAGAATTTAGAGATACCTTTAAAATTGATTATGATAAAATGTTTGAAAAGATCTTGTTTCAAGGCATTGAGAGATTTTACGATTGTGTAGGTTGGAATATTCGTAAACCTGCTGAAAATGTACAAGTTGAATTATTTGACCTATTCACATAAATAGACTCATGGCATTACAACCCGGTGGATACACAGACAGACCTGAAGACGATAATACTAAAAATGCTCACCCTGCTTTTAATAGAGGTAAAATTCGAGGTATTTTGGAAACCTTAGCGATTCTTAAAAAGGTAATTACAGGAGAAGATAACGGTACAGGAACCATTAATTCTCCAGAAATCGAAAAAATTCGAAGATCAATTTTTGTTATGAGAGAAGCTTTAGATCATGCTTCAGACAAATCTACATATCTTTCGAAACCAGCTAAAGAGGCGCTTAACGAGGCCCACAAAATAGCAGATTCTTTAAGATTTCAGTAGTTGCAATTTTAAATTTTTAACTAATATAATAATATGGCAGACAAAGAAATTAAGACTATCGTCGATCACATTGGCCGAACTGTTGTGGGTAAGGTAACAGCAGAGACTAAAAGCTCTCTTACACTTTTTAATCCCGTAATTATTCATGTTCAACCTGATCAACAAACCGGGCAATTACAAGTACAATCATTCCCATATATCTTTATGGAATTTTTGAAAGACAAGGATAAAAACAATTGGACATTTGACAAAAGTTCGATCAGTGTTTCCGATGTTGATCTTGATGAGCGTATTATTACCCAGTACGAAAATATTAATAACCCTAAACCACCTATTCAGGAACCACAGCAAGGAACTGGTGAAGAACCAGAGGTCATTAAGCTTTTTGATGATGAAGAAGAGCCTGAGTTGGTGACAAGTAAATAAAGTATGTTTTTCTTTCGCAAAAAGGACGTGGTTAAGTACGTAAAAAATACTAACCCAAAATTTAAGACAGAGAGCGCAGAGTATCTCTTAGTCAAAGGATATAATCAAGCGCCTTTACTTTTTACTCTTTCTGAAGTTGAAAGAGCTAAGAAGAGAGCTGCAAAAAATCCTGAGGATACTCAGTAGATTATAGAATCAGTGTTATAAATAATTTTACTATGAAACTAACTAAATACACACACAACCCAATTGCAGAAATCGAAAGAGCCTTTGATGGCTTTTTCAATCTGACACCGGTCTTCCACCAGCTGGAAGAAGTATATAAAACTGGAGATCAAGTTCGCTTTTCATCGGACGAAGATACACTAAGTGTACAAATTGATCTACCAGGAGTCGCGAAAGATAATTTAGATCTTTCTACAGACACAGATCAACGTGAAGTCTACATTAAGGCTAAGCGTAAAGTAAAAGCCCATGACGGGGAAAAGGAACAAACCTACAATAGGTCGTTCTCAGTTGGAAGAGAGTTTGATCTCAATAAGATTAACTTCTCTTATGTCAATGGAGTCCTTGAGGTAGATGTACCTCGTAGGAAGAAAGAAGAATATATCAAAACATATAAAGTTTAACAATTAAATGGGCCTAGCTAGCCCAACCCGGGTGTGCCTGAATAAACATTTTAAGCAAGAGTGTTAAAGGGACTGCTGACTTACATGGAGGGTCGACTGACTATTAAGTGTATAATGCGGGGCACAAGTAGGTTTAAAAGATGAAACTGCATCTTGCCTAACCAAAAGTTGGAGGTAACCAGAAAATCCTCTCACCCACCCTTTTAAAAGCCCCGAAAGGGGCTTTTTTTATGTAAATAATTATGTGAACTTAATAGTTGTAGCTGATCTAACCACCAATGAAGGGCTATACTTTAGGTACTTAACAATGATGGCAGAGTCAAATGTTGTTGTAGAGACAACCAAACCATTAATTGATTACCATTATAAAAATCTTAAAAGTCTTGGGTTATATGATTATGTAGACGACATGGTTACCCCGGAATGTGACGTACAAGGTATACGAATTGATACAGAACTTAATTATCCCATGACTATACAAACGAAAATGATTCGCGGTACCAATGTCCTGCACCTTTTGGAACAAATAAAGCAGTTGAAAAACATATATAAGAAAATATAATCTTATATATGGATAAAGATATTACTAGTGCGCTCGATGCTATTGATAAAGTAAACCCTTTCGCAACTTATTTAGATAATAATACACTTAGCCATGTTGGTGAGTGGATTGATACTGGTTCGTATGTGCTTAATGCAATTATTTCTGGCTCTATTCATGGAGGTATACCTAAGGGCAGAGTAACAATGCTTGCCGGTGAATCAATGACGGGTAAGTCGTTGTTTGTGCAGAAAATTTTAGCTAAAGCTCAACAAGAAGGGTTAACGCCTGTTATTTTTGATACCGAAAATGCTATCGACCCTGAAGGTGCTGAAAGATTAGGGCTTGATATCAGCAAAGTAAAATATGTTCCTTGTACAAGCATTGAACAAGCACGTAATTCACTGTATAAGTTCCTAATGGCAGTTAGAGAGAAAGGACTCGAGGGTAAGTTTATTGTAGCTATCGACTCATTAGCTAATTTACAATCTGAATTGGAACTTTCACGTATGAGTAAAGATAGTACTTCATCAGACATGGGTACAAAAGCACGTGCAATGAAGACATTAATGCAAACTTGTACGAATCTTGGGTCAGTAACTCAAACTACTATTCTTTGTACAAACCATGTTTATGATGATCCTACTGCTCTGTTTCCTTCTATTGAAAAGAATATGCCTGGTGGTAAGTCATGTGTGTATCTTCCATCAGTAACCGTTCAACTAGCTCGTAAGCCAATGAAATCGGATGGCGGTAAGACTGTTGACGGAGAACTTGCTGTAGGTCAGAAAAAATACTCCGGAATTATTATTCGAGCTCTAACTCGAAAGAATCGATTTATCAAACAGTATCTTGAAGGTGAAATCTACCTGTCATTCTCCTCTGGTCTTGATCGTTACTACGGTTTAGTTGATTTAGCTGTAGGTGTTGGTGCTGTTGTACAAACTGGAGCAACTTATCAGCTTGAAGATGGTACTAAACTAGGTTATTATAAAAATTGGCGTAAGGATGAAAAGCTTTGGGAAGAAACGATACTACCTAAAGTTGAAGAGCGCATTAAAAGTGAATGGTCCTACAGTAATAAAGAAGAAGAAGCACCAGAAGAACTTGAATTGGAAGATTTAATTAATGAAGAAGCTAGTACTAACTCTTAGTGGTGGAATGGACTCGTCTGTGCTATTGTATATGGCACAAGATCAAGGCTATGAAGAAATACATACGGTAACCTTTGACTACGGGCAAAGGCATAAACGAGAATTAGCTTGTGTTAAAAAACAAATTGAAAACTTTAACAAGTTGTTTAACGGTTGGTTTAATTTAACAGTAACTAATAAAGTTTTAGACGTTAAGTATATTAAAGATATTGCTCCAACATCATCTCTAACTAATACAGATATTGATAATCCTAATATTAGCGAAATGGCTGGTGATGCGCAACCTGTATCATATGTACCGTTTCGAAACTTAATGTTCTTATCTATTTGCTCTTCGTATGCTGAAAGTGTTGGTGCTGATACTGTTTGGTATGGTGCTGCTCAGGTAGATTCCTTAGCTGGTTACTGGGATGGTAGTGAAGAGTTTGTAGATGTAGTTAATAACGTTACCGATCTTAATAGAGAGAATAGAATTGTAATTGAAGCTCCGTTACTTGAAATGTCTAAAGCTGAAATTATTAAAGAGGGTGCTAGACTCGGTGTTAAGTTTAAAGATACTTGGACTTGTTATTCAGATAGAAAAGATAAACTAGCAGATGCTACAACACCGTCAAGTAGTATGAGAGTTAAGGGGTTTGTAGATGCTGGTCTAAAAGACCCTATCACTTATATCCAACAAGAAAAGCTGGATAAGCTGTACGAAGAAAATAATTGCAAAGAGTGCGCCTAAAGGCCGTAACGTCTAAGCTCTTCTAACTGCCAGTGTGTCTTAGGTTTGTACTTTTCTTTGAAAGACCGATTCTTAACTTCGGTCTTTTTATTGCGCTTATCAGAA